CTACAGCTTCAACCCCGCCTGAACCCTCGTGAAATGGGCCTCCTGCTTCACGTGCCCTCCCTGGTAATAAGCGGTCATTTCCCCGTCAGCGTGACCCATCAGCGCCTGCACATACTCCAGCGGATACCCCTGCTGTTCGTAGAGCCAGGCACCGAGCGCGCGGAGTTCATGCACGGTCGGTCGCGCTCGTGGGTCCTCGATTTGGTCGTAGGCATGAGCCGCGTCGCGGGCTTTCCGAAACTCGTTCGTCAGGTAGTTTTCGGTAATTGCTGACCAATGCTGCTTCGCGTCGATCTGCTCGCGGCGGCGCGCCATAGGCCGGTAGCGGAGTAGGGTGGGACCGGCGATCGGATCCGCCAGGCATTCCTGGACTACGGCGCGCAGATCAGGACCCATTTCTATTTCCAAGTGGATAGGATTCTCGTAGCCGGCGGTTTTCCCAGGGCTTACTCTGATGATGCCTTCCGCCATATCGACAGCGGTCCGCTGCCACGTCACCAAGTCCTCGCGCCGCTGCAGGCTGAGCAGGGCCAGGCGGATCGCGCGCCGCAGCCAGTCCGGTGTTGTGTCCGCGGAGAGGATCTTCTGCACGCCCTCCAGGGTGTGGCGCTGGCGTTTCTTCTCGGCCTCCTTCTTCTTCAGCGTCATATCGGCGACGTTGCGTTCGGCCAACCCCTTGGCCACGGCGAAGTCCCAGATCTGGATCAGCAACCCGCGGTGCTTGGTGTAGGCGTTGTTCGTGAACTGGTCGAGGTAGTCGGCCATGGCGAGCACGTCGATCTGCCCGACCAATTTCCCGCTGAAGTCGGCGCGGTAGCGCTCCAGCTTGATGCGCACCTCTTTCGCCGTCGACTCCGCGAGCCCGCGAGAGGGCAGCCACTCCAGCTCGAAGCGCTGGAGCAGGCGCTTCACGGTGGGCGCCTCTTCTCCGGTGATCAGCGCTAGCAGTGCACCGTCGTCGGCCATGAGCGGCGCCAGCTTCGCGTTGGCCGCTCTGGCGAGTTTGATTGCCTCGGCCAATGGCTTGTTGATGCTGGTCTTCTTGCCGGTGATGGGGTTGCGGTACTGCCAGTAGCGCCCGTTGGGGTACAGGTTGGGCGGGAGATCGCGATTTTTCGCATTGCGGCGGCGCGGCGGCATGTCAATGCTCCAGCATTCGGGCCAGAAGCGGATCGCTGCTGCCCAGCAGGGCGGCCTGCAAATCCACGAAGTACACGCCGCCTCGGATTTCCCCTTCCAATTCACCTTCCTCGATCCACTTCTTCAACTGCTGCAGACTCGGTTTTCCGCCGGCGTACCGAAGTTTGCGGTACTCGCTGGCCTCCATAAGGCGGGGCAGTTGCACCGTCATCTGTGAAATGACCCTGGCCATGCTCATTCTCCTTTGCGCACCTGCCTTCCGGCACTGGCGATGAACTCGGTGATTTCGGCGCCCAGCTTCTGGCCGCCGATGCTGGCGTGCACGCTGACGTAGCGATTCGCGCGTTTGAGCAGGGCGAGGGCGGCCGGCAGCGGGTCGGGCGGGCCGAGGTCGAGCCACTCGACCACCTCGAACTCATCCGGCTTCAGGCCGAGGCGCTGGCCGTCTGGGAGAACTGCAGCGACCGCACCGTGGCGGTTGGTCCAGACCGGGATCAGCGCCTCTGCCGACGCTTCGGGGATCGGCTTGTCTTGGTCCAGGAAGGCCAGACCGATCCCCGGCATCGGGTCCGGGGTTACGTGGCGGAGCATGCGCACGGTCTTCGGTACGCGTCGGCCGAAGGGGTAGTCGGCGCTCTGCTGGTGCAGGGCCGGGCAGTCGATGACGTCGTCGTTCATCTGTCGTTCTCCAGCAGCTTCTGAGCGTGCTCGACCAAGCGCTTGCCGTTCGGTAGCAGCATGTGGGGCATGAAGACTTCCTCGAGCGTCATGAGCTGGCACTCGACCATGGTGACCTGGGCCTTCACCCAGTCGCGGAGCACCGAGCACACAGCGATCTGCGCGATCTCCATCGCTCGCTCGCGATACTCCGCCTGGGTGCAGCGCATGCGGGAAGTGTGCGGGTGCTCGCGCAGCCACGTAGTGGCGTAGCCACCCCAGTTCGCCGGCACCTGGACCGTTCGGCCGTGCCATTCGAATTGAAGCAGCGTCACCTGCTCGGCGCGCTTCTGCATGATCCCGTAGTTGTCGCAGCCGAAGCGGGCGAGGATCTTCTGGATTTCGGCGAAGGCCTTGTCGCCCGACGTGGCGTTTTCGTAGGGGAGGCTCATCGCGCACCGTCCTTGCCGCGCCTCGCGCGCTCGCAGTCTGCCGCCAGGCGCAGCAGGTTTCGCGTTGTTGGTCGAAAGGTCCCTGTATCCGGGCAGCCTTCATACTCATGGCCTTCCGGGTATGATTTGAATGGGCCATGCCAGTACCAGTTCATACGCCAATCAGCCCAGACGGTGTACGCGTCCATGCCTTCGCCCCAGTAGTCGGTGCCTCCACCAACGCTGCGAATGTGGCTTACCCTGGTGCGTTGCTTCCAGGCCAGTTCGCTGACCTCCTTGTCTACCCAAGAGCGAGGGAACTGCGACGGCGCGATTTGAGTAAGCCGATTGCTCAGCTTCTTTTCTATTCGGGCCTTCACGGCTTCACTTCCTGCTGGGTGATGGAGAGGGCTGCGCGGTCCAGACGTTCGATCTCGGCGAGGATCAGGGCGCCTGCAATCACCAGCTCGCGCCGCCGGTCGCCGGTCTTGGTCTGCCAACCTTCGGGGACGATAGCCTGGCCGAGGGTGAGGCCATAGCCGGTGCTGGTAGCGTCCCATTCCCTCGCCGCCGGGGGCATGGCGTAGAAGCTTGCGAAAGCCGCGATCTCATCGCAGACATGCTCATCGTCATGCTCGGGTGTCCAAAGCTCGAAGGCGATCTGCCGCTGGCGCTCGGCCAGGACGTCACGCGCAGCGTCGGTCTGCTGCTCGGCAGGCGAGGCGTTGAGGCGGGCTACTTCGTCGCGCACCTTGTTCACCGCACGCCCCGCTTGAAGCGCATATTTCACCGGCGGAAGGTCGTTGATGTTCTCGACCGCATCACAGAGCTCAGTTGCGAGCCGCTGCAGCTCAGGCATCACGACCCGCGTAGTGGCTGACGGCTGCCCTTCAACCGCGCGAAGAACAGCGCTTGCTTCGAGATGCCAGGCCGCGTGCTCCTCGGCGAATGCTGGGTCGATCATGGTCTCGGACGGGATCAGTCGCCATGCGCGGCGGATCAGTTCGAGCAAATCAGGCGTGTTCTTCTCCATGGCTACGGAGCCTCCTGGTGGACGTTCACTGACAGATCGTCTGGATAGGTAATGAGGCCGGTGGCGCCTTGGTCGGCGTCGTTGGCGATCTGGATGAGTTGGCGGGCGAGGGCGCGGAGGTCTTTCGGGTAGAGCTCGGCGCGGTTGCCGGGCATGCCGTCGAGGACGATCAGCCGGCGGCCGATGACGTCCTCGCAATGGCTGGCGATCAGGCGGTGGGGCTCGGGCATGGCGTGGGCTCCGGCGGGTTGCAGCGGAAGCACGGGCATTCGCTGGCGGGTTTGCGGTGGGTGCGGCAGAAGGTGCGGGCGGTCATCGCTTTCTCCAGGCGAATGGAACGGGCGCTGGCGGCAGCCAGAGGTGGCGCATGTTGGCGACGTTCACCACGTCGCGGTCTGCCGGGTAAACCTCCAGGGCATCCCGGTCACCGCGGCCGCATTCGCGCTTGCACTGCATGAGTTCGTCCCAGGTGATCTGGTCGACCCAGCTGTCGCCGTTGTGGCTGGTGCGGCAAACGCTGAGACGCTGCACGCCCTCAGCCTCGTCGAAGACCTGCACGAGGTAGTGGCGGCTGCGCCACACCTCGATCAGGCTTGGCTGGTTGTGTGCTGGCCAGGCCGCGCGCGGCACCTGCGCGAGGTAGCGAGGTTGCGACTGGTTGGATCGATTCAGCGCCCGGCGTTCGTTGCGGGAGAGGCTCATGGCTTCACCTGCTTGAATTCGACGACCCAGACCCAGGGGTTGGCGTTCCAGGAATCGGCGCCGTTGATGGAGACCCAAAGCTCGCGCCAGGCGTCAAACGGATCGCACCAGTTGCCTGGACCGGGCTCGTCTTTGAAGGCGTGGAAGTAATAATCACCGTCACCGTGATGGATTCGATGGATGCCTTCGGCGACATAGCGGCTTTCAAATGCCGTCTCCCCTTCACCGGCCTGCAACCGCTCGACGCGCACTGCGGTGATCTCCAGCAGGATGCGGGAGGCGCCCCGCGGCATGTGAATCGATGGTTTCCACGCCGAACGCGGTTCGCCGCCACCATCGTCATCGCCTGCCCATTCCGCGGGACCATCCGCTGCATAGATGGCGTGGCCAGAGTAGTAGCCACGCCCGAAACGCAACTCGCGGATTGGCGTTGCGGGCCGATCAGGAACCCAATCAGCCATTTCTCCACGCTCATCCCAGGTGTGACTGATGACGCCCCAGGTCTCGCGAACCCACAACCGGTCACCGGGCTGGCCGTAGGGGCATTTGATTGGATGCTCTGTGCCGCTTCGGTCGAAGCGGGATTCGTCGAAGGTGTGGTAAGGGTTCCAGCTGCCGTCTGCCTCCTGCTGAAGATCAAACTGGAGGTCGGCGCTGCGCATAATCGGCTTGATCGCGCGCCTGGTAACAGTCTTCCGGCCATCCAGAATTGCGCGAACCATCTCCTCGCTGAACAAAATCGGACGTTCCTTCATGCTTGCTTCCTCGGCTGCTCTGTTGCCCATGCCTCGTACTGATCGACCAGCTTGCTGATCGCGCTGTTTGGTAGATCGGCGAAGGCTTGTTGCTCCCGGATGAGATGCGGCGAGCCGAGCAGGGCCTGGAGGATGGTGCGCAGCGCGTCGGCATCCACTGCGATGGTGCCGGCTGCCGCCGGCGCTTCTGGTGCTGGAATCTCCGCCGTCGTCAGCACGCGCATGCCCAAGCGGTGGGCCAGTTGCAGCTCGACCATCGCGCCGTTGGAATCCGCCCAGCCGGGCAGCAGCACCAGGGCATCGCAGGTCATCAGTGCGGCGATGTCGGTGCGCATGCACTCGGACCAGGTGGCGTTCGCCGGGTTGAGCGACGCGGGGTTCACCACCTCGTAGCCCATCGCCTCAAGGCGCGCAGCCTCGGCGTAGAACGCGGGGAAGTTGAGGTCGGGCAGGCCGGTCATCGGGCCGCTCACGTAGATGCGCTTGAGGGTTGGTGCATGCATAGCGACTCCTTGCCGCCTGGCAGATGGCGGTGATCGGTAAGGGAAAGATGGGATACTCCGCGGGCGCCGCTCGCCCGGCTGCGCATCGGGCAAGGATGGCAGCCGGGTGGGGCGGCCTATTCGCACGAGCCTTCCCGCCCAGCGGGTGGTGCAATGCGGAGTTGGCGGGCTGTGTCCCGCCAGTCGATTGCGTGACAGCCAGTCACGTCCGTTTTTCTTCATGGAGCGAAGAATGAAAGTCATCCTGCCTAGCGATATCGCGAGAGTGGACTTCACCCAGGTGTGCCAAGTGGTCGTTGCACCCACCGGCGAAAGGGAACTTGGCGTTCACATCTGGGGCGAGCCGCCGGCCGACCCGAACGACCCCTGCCGCCTCATCATCGAAACCCGGCAATTGCTCACCCTCTCGGTGCTCGACGAGATAGCCGAGGGGCTGCAGGCGGCTGGGTTGCCGATTCAGGTGCCGCTTCCGTAGCGCTGGCCCATTACGTCAACTCGAACTGCTGCGGGCGCAGCGCCGCGGGCTCGCTGGTGCTGGGAATGGCGACTCCCTGCTCCTTGAGGAAGCGCTGGGCGAGTTGCCGCAGTTGGTTCTCGCCGATATCGCGGCGCTCCACCAGGTTGTCGCCGGGGTTGCGCACGCCCTCGATCTGCTCGCGCTTCACGCCGAGCACGTCGGAGACGATCGGGTCACTGCCTTCATCCGAGATCAGGAAGAACGCCTGCACCGGCTCGGCCTGGCCATCGCGGTGGACGCGGCCGATGCACTGCTCGTGCACGCCGGGCGACCAGTCCAGCTCGCCGAACACCACGGTGCTGCAGCCATACTGCAGGCCGTCGATGCCGGCTCCAGCGCGCAGGCTGATCAGCATCACGCGGCTGTCGCCAGCGATGAAGGCCTCCTTGGCGGCCTGCTTCTCCTTCGGCGACTCGCTGCCGGTGTACATCACCGGGTTGAACGCGGCGAGTTTTTCCAGCCAGATGCCGTACACCTCGCGGTGCCAACCGAAGAGCAGCACCTGCTGGCCGCTCTCGACCAGCAAGCGGACGAACTCGGCCACGTAGGGCGCCTTGGCCACACCGGTAGCCTGGCGCACCAACCTGTCGAACTCGCCGGCGGCGCGCATCTTCTCGCCGCTGAACGCCTCATTCGCCTTGAGGATGGTCTTGGCCAGGGCGACGGCGTCCCCGGTGATGTTCTCCAGCACGCGGCTGTCGGACTCGATCTCGTGCGGGATCTTCGAAAGCGCCGGCAGCTCGCGGCCAACCTCGGCGCGCGTGCGGCGCAGCATGATGCCCTCACGGCGCAGGTAGGTGCCGAACTGCTCGGCGTCGCGCAGCTTGGGCTTCTCGCCCGGCGAGCCGATGCACCACTCGCGGAGGAACTCGTCGTAGCCGCCCAGGCAATCCGGAATCAGCGGGTTCACCACGTGGTAGAACTCTGAGCCGTAGTTGTAGATTGGCGTGGCGGTGAGGCCCATGCGCAGGCGGGCGTGCTCGGCCAGGTGGCAGCAGGCGCGGTAGATGTCGCTGTCTGGGCTGCGCAGTTGCTGGCATTCCTCGAACACCGCGTACTGGACGATTTCAGCCAGGGTTTCCGCCCAGCCGCGCAGCTTGTGGTAGCTGACCAGAATCACGTCCGGCAGGGTGTCCCACAGGTCGATGATGCGCTGGCGCGGCTGGCGGATCAGCGGGTAGGGCTGGCCCTTGCGGATGTGATGCACACGCAGGTTCGGCACGAACTCGGCAAGCTTCTCCGGCCAGTGGTTCGGCAGCGCGGCGGGGTATACCACCACGGCCGGCAGGTTCTCCGGTATTGCCAACGGGCACATGCCCGTCACGGTCTTGCCCAGGCCGAGGTCGTCCGCCACCAGCAGCCCGCCACGGATGGCCACCTGCGCGCCGGCGTAGCGCTGGTACTCGCGCGGCGGCTTGGCCAACTCGAAGGCTGGCAGGTGCAGCCGGCCGGCAACCAGTGCCGCCAGGCTCTGCTCCATCTCCACATGCCGGGCTGCCAGGTGCTCGAGCGCGGCCTGGACCTCGGCCTCCATCGTCATCGGGTAGCGCTGCAGGAACCACAGCAGCTCGCGGCTGTTCTCTGGGCTCCCCACCAGGTCGACGTGGTTGGCGGCACCCTGCGGCACGCGGGGAAACACGCGCTTGAGGCGGGAGCGCACCTGCGGCTCGCAGGTGATCCGCCAGGTGCGACCGTTGAAGGCGACCTGGCCGTAGCTGTCCGTGGTCATAGGGCTTGTCGTCCCAGGCGAATCATGTGGAAGGGTTTTCCGCCCCAGGCGGGGCGCTCCGTGAGCGGCATGCTCGCCCAGCGCTGGGTGCTGGCCAGCAGCACGCCGTTCACGACCGGCAGGTTCTGGTACCGCCCGCACTGGCGCAGCGCTTCCGCCAGCGTGCCGTCAACCTTCACCTCGATGACCAGCCGGCTCTCGGGAAACCAGAAGTCGGCGCGGTTCTTCGCGTCGAGGATCTGCTCACGCACGAAGGTGTGGCCAGCTTCGGTAAGCACCCGCGCCATTGCCTCGTGCAACTGCACTTCGCTGCCGTAGCGATAGAGGAAGTTGCCCAGCGTGCGGGCGAGGGCGGAGAGGTGCATGTGGTAGGGGCTGGCAGACGCGTTTGCCGTATTTTCCGGAAGCAATGGGGGCACCTCGCTGTGGCGTGATGGCGGGGAATGGTCTTGGAGCGAGAGATGGAAGTGAGCCGAATAGCAGGGATTATTCGGCTCACGCCGGGCCAGGCGTTCTGATCCACCAGGACTGGGCGTACGCCGCGCCGTCGACCAGTTCGATGCCGGTGATGGTGGCGCCGTTGCTGGCCATACCGTGGATCACGGCGTCGTAGAGCCTGGGCAACTGGTCCAAGTCGTGGTGTTGGTTCTGCAGGTAGGCGACGGTGGAGGCGCGGCCAAGCGGCGTTTCGCGCGCCTGCACCATGTGCACGTCGCCGCGCACCGGCTGGGCGTTGCGCAGGTCTCGCGGCTCGCGCGGCTTACCCCGGACGCGCATCGGGACGATGTCGAAATACATGGCGGCATTTACTGGTTGGATATCCAGCATTCTGCGGGGTGCAGGCGGCCGCGTCGATGGGGTTTCGTCGGTCACGCTGTATATTCACTCTGCCTAGGAGGGTGAATTGAAGAGTTGAACGAAATTGGGCCGGCTATTTCTTCGATTCAGCGTAAGCGGTCGCGCGTTTTGTAATGCCTTCGTCGAATTCCATGAGAAAAAAATCCTGGTCGGGATAGTGTGTCTTTATTTCTCTTCTCAGTCTTTCCCAGTGCGATTTAATACAATGATAGTATTCGGCTTTTTCGATGCTATCGTCTAAAAGAATAAGGTTTCCAAATTCAACGGCCTCATTCGGATCTCTCTCGTAGCGCTGAATGAAATTGGATCCACACGTTATAAATACCTGATGAGCAAGCCAGCCAATACGCTGCTCGTCAAGGTCTATTCCAAATTCATTTTTAAACGCTGGTGACATTATCTGCCTAGCCATTGCTCTCATGGCGAATTGAAAGCGTATTGCTGGATGAGGGTGCTTGCCTAATGCTTTTCCATTAAAAGGGGATGGATTGCATCTATAGAATAATAAAAAAACTGAAGCCATGCTGCCGAGTATTAGCCATATGTCGGTCTCGTTCATGTTTTGATCGGGTACTAAACCGTCTTTGGCTGCCAATCTCTTACTTATTGCTATAGAGATAAGCAATCGATAGATGGCTTCATAATCAGCGGCTAGCTCAGTAACGTGCGATATCTCGGAGGCATAGCCGGAAATGCTATTCGCTTCCTCGCTTCCGAACTCTGCCACGGATAACGATGACTGTGTGTGCCCGTTTCCGTCGAGGCGATACAGTGCGTGATTCTGAAGGAGGTGAGCTGCTTCGTGATGGAATATCCATTCTAACGCGTGGAAATATAGTCTTTGCTGACATTTGGCTGGTTCCAAGCCTTCAGGAAGAATGCCGTGGCAGTTGAGGTTCGGGGTTTTTCCAAACTGCTTGTAAAGGTCGGCAAGTTCTCCACTCCTTATACCCGCTGAAAATCTAGTTAAAGCGTGCGCATCGCAAGATAGCTCCATTAGAGTGCCGTAACTTATGCGAACTTCATGATGCTTTCCCGGTAAGTTAAGTGCTACGGCCTCAGCATATAACCCATTATATTCGTACCATGTTAGCTTGATACTCTCGTTTTCACCTCGATAGTGATCTTTATTGAATCCAATAAAGAACTCTAGGTGATTCTGTGCTTGCTCAATTAACGTAGGGTAATCAAAAATAGCTTCCTCGAACTTCCGTTTCTTGTCTGCACTTAGGTCGGAGTATCCAGTCATTGTTAGATGCGCCTTTGCCGTTGAAAAGCCTTAGAAGATTAACCCGACTGCATCGTTGCATCCAATCATGTCGCCCGTCGCTGCCATTCCTCCTTCCACCGATCACTCGCTCGGGCAATCACTGCCACCGTGTGGTGCACCGGCGATTGAAGCTGAACGCCATGAGCGACGACAGTCAAACTGCGGGATAGCACTCCATGTACGCGGCTATGAACTGCGTTGCCGCTTCAGCATTGATGGCGTTTCCGTAGGCGCGCAGTCGTCCCACTCGGGCGGGAGCCCCATCAGCCAGCGGGAATGTGCCGGGTTCAACTGGCCGCCACTTTCCATCCCGGCAGAAGAGCCAGTCAGCATCTGCCCAGAGGCCGTTAACCGGGCTGGCCCGCACCAGTTCGACGACAGATTCAGGCCATGCCCCTTGATCGCCCGACCGCATATCGCTTCGGTCTTGCGTGTGAAGTCCGAGTTGCCGGCCATGTTGTTTCCGCGCTGCGCTGGTGTGCCCGCCATCGGAGTTGGCCAGCCGGCAAGGGATGCAGCTCTCGGCACATCCCGATAGCTCAGTCCGGAGCCCGCGCTGGCGTTGTGGTCTAGCGCAAGGGGTGTCGGCCATCCTGCCAGGCACACGGCAGCTGCCAAGTCCGGACCATGATTTCGCATGGCTTCCAGCAGCCCGCCTTCCAGCGTGCGCACGCCCTTGTCGGCCAACGCCGCTGTCGGCGTCGGCCACCCAGAACAGGCGGTCCCGGATGTGCGGAGCACCGACGCTCGAAGACGGGAACGGGATGGCCCCGAAGGCGTAGCCCATGGCTTCCACGTCAGCTTGTACAAGGTCGAGCCAAGGTTCTGCGTCCTTGCTCGCAACCTGTTCTCCAAGAACGACTGGAGGACGCCGCTTGCCGATGAGCCAACCGAACGCTGGCCAAAGATGGCGCGGGTCATCAAACCCAGCTCCTTCGCCTGCCGTGGAGAAAGGTTGGCACGGACAGGAACCGGTCCAAACAGGTCGATCATCTGGCCAGCCGGCGCGGCGAAGGGCGAGGGACCAAACGCCGATGCCGGCGAAGAAGTGGCACTGGGTGTAGGGCTTGAGATCATCAGGGTGCACATCCTCGATCGAGCGTTCATCGACATCACCGGGCGCGATGTGGCCCGCCTCGATGAGGTTGCGGAGCCACTGCGCGGCGTAGGGTTCGTGTTCGTTGTAGTAGGCGGCGTGCATGCAGAATCCCCTTCACTCACACAGCCCGTAAATCGAAGTGCAAAGCTCTACCGGGCTGTCCACGCGCAACATGTCGTACTGCCGGCCGCCGCGGGATGTCTTTGCCCACTCCACCCGGGCGTTGATCCCATGGGTAAGGGTTCCGGCGTCTGCTGCTGAGGTCGCACCCAGGTCCGAGGCAGGGAAGAACGTGCCAACGTTGGTCTTGCTGACCAGCGAGACGATTCGCTCCCATTCGGCGATGCGCTTCAACTCCTCCGGGAAGCGCTTGCTGATCTCCAGCAGCTCGTCCTTTCCAGCGTTGATGCAAGGCATGCAGCCGACACGCTTCATGCCTTGGGCATAGAGTGGGTTCGCCTTCAGGCCATGCTTGCGGTGCATCTTGAAACAGTCCTCGGCTTTCCAGGCCAGGATCGGGCGGAAGCTCCACAGCTCGGCGCCGTTCGGGCGCGTCATCGAGAGTTCGGTGGCAGTCAGCAGGTGCCGCTTACCTCCTTCGTCTGATCGGACGCTCTGCCAGGACTGGACGTCGTCGCCTGCGTCCAGCAGCGGAAGGTGGACCTGTTTGGTGAGCTGGTCCCGCTTTAACTCCTTGCTGCAGAAGGCCACCTTTGTGGAAGGGAACCGCCCATGTACGAGGCACATGTCCAGGAAGGGATTACCTGTTGGCCGCAGGATCTCCAGCGCTCGATGAGCGATAGCAGGCGTCCACTCATAGCGGCCTTGATTCTTGTGCGTGCCAGCGATGACGTTTCGCATCATCTGCCGGCGCCCTTCGATCTGCTGTGTGAAGTCCGCCCTGATCCAGCGGATAGGTACGCCGGTGGCTTGCTCGACATAGCGCACGTATTCGTAGGTGGACGGGTGCTCGTTTCCGGTGTCGGCGAAGACCACCTGCAGGTTGGGAGTTTCTCGCTCCAGAGCGAGCAGCAGCATGGCTGTGCTGTCCTTTCCGCCGCTGTAGCTGATGATGTTGTGCTCGGTCATGCCGCAGGTTCCTGATCGAGGAATACGTCGAGCTGTGAGTCGCCGTTCAGCCAGGCGGCGTCGAGCCTGGCGCGGGCGAGAGCGGCGTATTCGGGGTTGAGTTCGCAGAGGATCGAGCGGCGGCCCTCCTGCATCGCCACGAGGGCGGTGGTACCGGCGCCGCCGAACGGGTCGAGTACCATGCCGCCGCGTGGCGAACCGGCCAGGATGCAGGGGCGGATCAGGTCTGGCGGGAAGGTGGCGAAGTGGGCGCCCGTGAAACCGTGCGTTGCCACCGTCCAGACGCTGCGCTTGTTCCGCGTTAGTAGGTTGTGGGTGCTCTCGGCCCTATCTGGACGATGGGTTCCCTTGTTCTGGCCGGGGATGATCTGCTCGCGCTTCGACCCTTCGCGCTTGAAGCTGTCCCTTGCCGCCCTGGCCGCGCCGTCCTTGTGATAGCTGCCGTGGCCGCCATCCCCTGTGCTGGTGTCCCAGCCTTTCGGAACCGAGATGCGTCCTCGGCCGCGGTTATCAGCATCTGTGCCATGGCCGAACCCGACACCGGTCGGCGTCGGGCCATAGTTGGCCGGCTCGCGGATCGCATCCGAGTCGTAGTAGTACCGTCGACTCTTGCTGAGCAGGAACAGGTATTCGTGCGCCTTGGTGCAGCGGTCGCGGGTCGATTCGGGCATGGGGTTTGGCTTGTGCCAGATGATGTCTTGGCGCAGGTACCAACCGTCGTCCTGCAGGGCGAAGGCCAGGCGCCAGGGCATGCCCATGAGGTCCTTGGTCTTCAATCCAGAAGACGGAACCCGCCTCCTGTTCTGCACTACAGCTGCCATAGTGCCTGCGCCGATCCGCTGGCTTGAGCTGACTCCTCGGCTTCCGGTGTCGGAATAGCCTCCAGCGTTGCTGGCATAGCTGTCGCCCATGTTCACCCAGCAGGTGCCATCGTCGCGCAGCACACGGCGCACCTCGGCGAACACAGCCACGAGCCGATCGATGAACTCCGCCGGCGTCTGCTCGAGGCCGATCTGCCCGTTGACGCCATAGTCGCGCAGGCAGTAGTAGGGCGGGCTGGTGACGCAGGTGTGCACCGATTGCGCCGGCAGAGTGCGGAGCTGCTCAAGAGCGTCACCGATGAGTATCTGGTGGGTCGGTGGCATGCGCACCTCAGAACAGAGCCATCTGCGCGCCGGTGGCGGGCAGAGGCTGGGGAATATAGGGAGGGGCTGGCTCCGGCTCGGGCGGGGGCGCCGGTTCGTCCTGGCGCTCATCCATGGCGCTGCCCAGGGCGTAGCCGCGACGGAGCTTTGGCCCCCATAGCCCGAGGATGTGGGCCGGCGTGTACCAGTGCTCGCGCTCTTCCAGGGCCAGGGTGTTGCCGAGGATAACCACGGCCGGGATGTGCAGCAGGCTGAGCTGCAGGTAGGCCATGTGCACGGCGCGTGAGTCGACGTCCTGCGCGATGACGTGCAGGTGCTGCTGGTAGTTGATGTGCTGGTGCTGCATGGCCTCGGCCATGGCGATCACCAGCGCGCCGGCGCCGGCGGCTGGCTCGTTCAGGCGGATGAAGCCGCGCTGCTGGATGCGCTGGCGCAGGTCGGCGCCGTCGCCCACCTGGAGCCGGGCCATCGCCACACAGACTTCATACGGGGTGAAGAACTGGCCGCGGGCGGCGTTGCCCAGGTCCAGTTCACCGAACACACGCCCGAGCACGTCGTCCGGGCCGTACTCTATCGCCAGTACCAGTTCGCCGAGCATCTTCGGGAACAGCTTCTGCTCGTCGGGCTCGTAGCGCTGGATCAGCGCCAGGTAGCGCGCCTCGCGCTCGGCGAACTGGGTAAGGTTGACGCTGTTCGACATCGCCAGCGCGCCCATTTCCACGAAGTCGCCGAAGACCTCCCAGAGGTGCCGGCGGCGGCTAGCCTGGTCGAGAAGTTTGATCAGGCTTTTGCGGTGCGCAGCCGGATTGCCCGGCACGCTGTTGGCGGCTGCGGTCATGGTGACTCCGGATGCGAGGGTTATGAGCGGGAAGGCTCGCAATCGGCGTTGCGCCAATTTGGGCAGAGGAGCCAGGGGTTGGTCGGCTCCATCGTGTCCCAGCACCAGCCGGGGGGCAGTGGGTCCAGCCTGGACGGCTTCCTGCCGCACCAGAAGCACCGGGCGTATGCGAGAGCGGTCGGGGTTTTGGTGGCGAAGCACCAAGTCTCCGGATCGCTGAAGGGATCGCCCAGCCCATCATCGAAGGTCAGTTGATGCATGTGCCTCCGCCCGAGCCGGATGAACTGCCGCGCGCCACCGGGGCCATACATAGACGAGTAGGCCAAGAGGTGACGGCGATGAGTGATGAGCGAATTGAGGACTGCGACCAGGCGCGCTACCACGCGCAGCTGGCGGAGCAGCTGGGGATCACCCTCGAGGAGCTCGAGGAGTGGATGGTCGATGAGGAGGAGCTGCTGGACGATGCCGGGCACATCACCGGGCACGCCGTGCACTTCTTGAAGTCGATCCCACTGGACCTGCGCGCGCGGGTGCGCGGCATGGCGGGCGAGTACACCGCGCACACCGGCGTGGTGCCGCTGGACGAGGTGTGATGCAAGGGCGAAAAAAGGAGGCCCGTGGGCCTCCTTTTCAGTCTCGTTCCCTGAGCGCTGTTTTGCTTATCTCGCCGTTTGGGGTAGCGAGTAACGCACGCTTTAGGTCGCTGAGCTCGAACACCCGGGCGTGCTGCCCGGTCTGCTCACCCTCTCGCCTTGGAGCAACGCCAGCCTGGCGCGGCCGCTTCCTGCAGTGGGCTTACCTCATCGGCCAGCCTGGCCGATTGCGACTGCGGCCCGCCTCATCGTGATGCGGGACGTTGATAGGGCACCCCGGCGCCGGCATGGTTCCAGATCGCCATTACGAAGCGTGAACGGGTTCACATGACTGGCGGATTAGGTTTTCGGGCGCAGAATCACAGCTTCAACTGAACAGGTTGGAGTTCGCTGAGGCGTTTGGTCATGTAAGCCGATCGGCGCCGGAGGTTGGCCAGTGCTGCTATGGCGAACTCGAACAACTCGTCGCCGGTTACGCCCAGGTCCCCGTCGACGGCCAGGGCTTTCAGGAAGTCAGGGAGGGTGAGCACGCACGCGTCCTGAGGAACGGCGGTGACCACTTCCTTTCCATTCCGGTCGAAGCTCACGAGCCAACGGCGGCGAAGCAGGGAAGGCGCTGGCGCGTCGGCGGCTTTGCCCTGCTGCCAATACGCAGCCAGCGCCGCGTAGCACTCGCGCTTGTACTGGATCAACGTCGGGCGGATCGCCTCGCGGCAGCGGCTGACATCGATGCCGAACAGCCAGCCGTTCAGGTACTCAAGCGGGAGGCAGGTTACCTGGCGTCGCTGATCGTCGGGCGGCATCTGAATGTCCACCATGGACATGCAGGTCGAGAGCACTTCGTCGCGCTTCATGCGCTTGAGCTGGGCTTCCCACTGCAGGCCGATGCCTTCGCAGATTGGCTTCATGGCGACCAGGCGCTGGCCATTGGCGGTGATAACGGTAAGGGCTTGGCCGTGAAAATCCACGGTGGCGAGTTGGGTATGCGACATGGCGGTGACTCCTGTACAGATCGTGAATCCGCGCCCGAGACCAATCGGGTGAGCGGAACCGTGCGGGTTGGTCTACCGGGTACAGGAACCGGCGAGCCCGAGGGCTCCCACACACGGCCCGCCCATAACAGGATTGCCATGCTTGCGGGCACAAAAAAACCGCTTTCGCGGCGGTTGTGTGCCCCGCCTGTACATTCCGGGAGACCAATCCCAGGTCGCTGATTTTGCAGCGACCTGTGAAAGTTATTCCCGGAACGCTTTTTCGTCAATTCGCGAATTCGCTAATTAGCACCTCGTGACAGGGCGCCGTGACAGCTACGGCAGGCGGACGAGCTCGGCGAACACCGCGGGTGCCTGGTGGGCGAGTCGGTGGGCGCCGTGGATGAGGCGCTGGAGCATGTCCTGCGGCTCTTCGATGTGGGCGGTGGCCATGATCTCGATGAGCATGGCGTCGGTGCGTTTGAACAGGTCGATCTGCAGGCGGCGGGAGAGCAGGCGGGTGAGGCGTTCCTCTTCCGTCTGCCGGTCGCGCTCGCGCTTCTCGGCCTGGCGCTGCGCGGGGGTCTTGGCGGTCATACGCGGCCCCGCCCGTCGTCGCGCAGCTCGATCAGGTACTTCGCGGCGATCTGTTCGATCTGCAGGGTGTTGACCTTGATGCCGCGGGCCTTGAGCTTGCGCCGCACCTCGCTGGCGGTGTGAACGAAGGGACCGATCTTGGTTTCAGTGATCGCCACCTCGCGGATCTGCTCGGCCAAAACCTGCTGCAACAATTCGTGCTGGCGCCGAATCTTGCGCTGGCGGGTGATGCTGCTGTTCCAGCTGGTGGGCGGCGGCGGGGTGGCGGCCTGGAACCCGTCCAGTCGTTGCACCTGGCCGCCGTTGCGTTCGAAGTCCGCCACCTGGGCGGCCAGCTGCTGGCGCGCCTGCTCGCGACTCGCGAGGGTGTTGATGCGGTCGTAGATGGGTTCGTCGTGGGCCAGCATGTCAGGCCACCACCGCCGGGGTGCTGGCGGCTTTCTCGAAGCGCTCGCGGCGGGCCAGGGCCTCGACATACGAGCCCGCCCAGCCGATGACGCGGCCGCTCTGCTCGAGCTGCCAGAAGCCGGTTTGAGGTTTGGGGCCGAGCACGTGCCGGCCGGCGCTGCGAATCTGGATCGGTGCCATGGTGGTTGCCTCGGTGGGTTGATCTGCATGCGGCTGCGCTCTGCGCGCACGGCGACGTGCCCGATGGGGATCGGGGAGAGCGCATGCGGATGGGGATCGGGGTGTTGGGCCTTTTTCTGCCATGCCCAGGGCCGGACTCGTATGGCTCGCTGATTCCCAAACCGGGCGCCAACCGGACCGCCGCGCACAGATAAAACACCCGAGCGTGCGCGGACGTGGATGTCCGCTCGGGTGAGTAGCTCGACACAAGCCGCCTTATGTCCGAGCACGCGCTATCGCATGAGCTATTTCATGGGGGTGATCTCCGGTTGGGCGCGGCGTTGGAGGGGTTGGCGGCCGCTCGCCGAGGTCGAATGTCCGGGGTCTGGCACCGCGCCCGGTCGCGTTATTCGCAGGTCCCTATCAAGGGGCCGCCGGCCAGCTCTGCGGGTTGATGCTGGGGAGCATCGGGGAGTGATCTGAAACACCAGGGCGTTACCCCTGCTTACTTCCGCACCGCGCGCTTTTACGTACACGTCCGCAACTGCTCGGACACAGGGGTTTTCGCGGTCTTTCCTCTTCCTGCGTTGCAGCCCACGTGGGCACGCCTCAGATCATTCCCCGATACGCCCCATGAGGTTTCTCGGGCCGCTCTTTCGTCTCCCAGCGCAGCTACTGGGGTAGCGAGGCCGCCGCCATTCAGCGGTCGCCTCAGACTTCCGATTTACTCGAACACACGGGCGCTTTGAGCCGGGCGGTGAGCCGCCTGCTCTGCGGTTGATGTTGGCCGCGCTAACCCGTGTGCATGCCGAACCGGCACGGAGGGAGGAGTGTGTTACGGCAGCTCGGCCGGCTCTTCGACCGGGAGCGAGCGGCCTTTGATCATGTCGTCGCGGGCGATGTCCACGCCCTTCGGCGCGTTGATGCCGATACGCACCTGGTTGCCCTTGATGCCCATGACGGTGATGGTGATGTCGTCACCGATGAGGATGGTTTCGCCTACGCGGCGGGTGAGGATGAGCATTGTCCTTCTCCTTGGTCGATTGCCCGGGCGGGTGCCCATGGGAATGGTTTCAGTGATGGCGCCGGCGGGCCTTGATCCACAGCACCGCCCCGATCAGCAGACCAGACAGCACACCCGCGAGGGAAGTTGCGGTGATGTGCATAAGGTCATCCGATTGCGCGGTACTATCTGCCGACAGTTGAAAGGAGTATCAAATGGATTTGCACATAGGGATTGGTGAGGCCATCACCCTCGTAATTTCGGTGATGGTTGCTGTGTTCGAACTTGCTAAAGCGACGGATGAGCAGAGGCTTCGGATCCGGAGTTGGGCCGGCAAGGCCCTGTTTTATGCGATCCATATCTATTCCGTATTGATGCCGACTTATCAGTTGATCAAGTTCGCAGTTCAAGACGGCCCGGCGAGTAGGCATGACATAGCGTTCCTGGCGATCTACATGGTCACGTTGTCGGCGGTGCTCGCTAATTACATCGCTGGCTCGTATGCCCGAGCTATGTTAGATGCATACTTCCGCGCCAAGATCGATCGAACGCAGGCGAGAATCGATCGGCTAGAGTCGTTAATAGCGAGGTCAGGTTCTGCGGCGTCTGAAGTTTCGGACGCAATTGAAGCTGATGGGCCGACACCCAAAGCCTCGATACCCAGAACAGATACCCATAATCCTGGTAAGTGAGCCCGCCTATCTGCGATACCGGGCACCCAATCGCTTGGACGCCCGGTGATGCTTGCGCTCAGCTCAATCTCTTCCGCAGGCGCTCTAAGCTAGAAGAGAAATCGGCTCGAGCGGATGACGCCGATTTCTGCCAGCGCACTGCGGTCCAGCAGGTACTCGCAGTCCAGCTTGATGTGCTCCGCGATGAAGGTGAGTTCGCGCGCCTTGTTCTCGTGCTCGGCCTGCTTGTCGGCGATGGCTTTCTTGGGGTCGCCGTTGGTGTAGTGCATTGCTTCGATCTGGGCGTCTTCGAGGCTGGCGTGCTGCTGGGAGTACTTCACAGCGCGCTCTGCGTGGAACGCAGCCTGCTTGGCGCAGAGGTCCCGAAGCTCGGTGCCGCCTACCGTCACCTTCAGGCCTTCAATCGTTGTCGCTTGGGTCATGTCGTTACTCTCTCTTGGGTTGGCATCCCAATGCGCCCTGTTGCCAAGGCGCATCAGTGATGCGGTGGTGGTGCTCATTGCCGCCCGGTGGGCGGGGCGCAGTGCGTGCCGGGTCGTTCGCGCGGTTCGGGCGTTTCGCCCTCGATCCGCCGTCCAGGGTTGTCCTGGCGTGGGCAGGCGTTCGGGCCTGTCGGATCGCCGGTCGCCGGTAGAGGCACTACGGTCTGTTGTGTTTCCCCTGGATTCCTTTCGCCCGCCAGGAGATCGCTCGGGCTGCCTCGCCGCGTGTACGGCTAGCTGTTCATGGCGCTGGTTTTTAAAGAGCGTTCCGGTAGCCCGGGGTCTCTCGACCCATCAAGGCATTACCGCCTCGACGGGATTAAATATGCACTGGTGCAAATATAGTGTCAATGCACCAGTGCATATTATTTTTAAGCGAGCTTTACGTGGGGGAGGGTTGCGATGAGGGGCGATCCGAAATACTGTATTTACATACAGTGCATAAGGAGCTGCAGATGGCAAAGCAGAAGGGGCGTCAGGAACAAAAACCGCTGACGGCATCGGAGCGTTTGGGCCTACGCGTATCGGCGATGATCAACTCGCCCAGGGCGCAGGAGGCGCGGTCAGTGACCATCCATAGGATGGACTACGACGATGACGAGGCGTGGACCGCGGTGATGGAGCTGATCGCCGAGAACGACGAGGTCACAATCAACCAGAACGAGGACGGATCGGTGACGCTGTGCTGGGGGCTGCCGAGCGACTACGACGTGCTTTTTGAGCGAAAGGAATTCGTACCACTACAGGACGAGGCACCCTTTTGAGCAAGCTAGAATTCCGGCAGATAGCAGGCGTCGGGGCTGGGCTTGATCGCGTCGAATCTGCCTCCTAAGCGACCGATTGTATATTAACGACTACAGGCGGTGAGATCGGACTTATGACATCCATGCGGTGGAAAAGAACAGCTCTCGAAAAGCCTTCTGATGGGCAGGAATGTGTTGTCTTCAACTCATGTGATGGTTTCCGGATCGCAGAGTGGGATGAAAAGTATCAATGTTTTTACAAAAGTGTCCCCCTGGAACCGCTCAGAGATAACCTCGCGGTTTTCTGGGTAGCTCTTACTCCCTATAGCGAAATGCTAGAGCTGGATAGAGTTTTGCCTCTAAGCGGGGCGGCTAATTGATCAATGGATATAGATGCTGTTCCGCTTTACCAAGTAGCTTTTCTTTTGCGGAATCACTAGCCCCGAGTAGGCTAAGTTTGTCTATGTTGGATTTGGAGAAAAAAGTTATACCTTGGCTTATGAAACTCTCCGCAACCTCAATTGCCCTTAAAGCGTCCTGTGACATCCTCGACATTTTGTCTAGTCGTTGAGGTGACATCTCCGATATTTGCTCAGCAGATAGCTCTCGGATTTCAGAAATAGGCTTTACCAAGTTCTGCATCACTACTATTGATATCTGCTCCCTGAAGAACGAGATGCCGTCCAACACGCCTATCTGGACTTCAATTACAGGTATTCCTCCAGGGTAATCCGATCTGCGGAGCCTGTTTTGTTCTAGGTAAATATCAGCGTCACGCCCCTTCAATGCCTTCGGAACTGTGATTGCAGGATTTTTACGCCTAGCCATTCCTGAGACTTTATCACTTACATCACGCATCTCTCTTTTGAAGAGGAATGCGCAGGACGAAAGAACTTCTCCGATCCTAATGATTCTCGTTATTCGCTCCTCATGCTCACTGATGGAGCTTCTAATTTTTCCGATAGTTTCTATGTTCGATTCGACTCTCCGTCTTTCTTTTAGCGCAGCTTTGACGCTGCCGAAATTAAGGTTCAAATGCCTTTTTGCGCAATCCTTGCCTATATTGGTGATTAGGTCGTCGCTGGACGCTACGAGCCAACCATTTTGGTGGGTCTGTTTGCAGCCATCTATACCGCATACGGTTTCATCGAGTTTTGAAAAACTGTAATCGGTATATGCTATCGCAAACTTCCTGCCCGTGCCCTCGCTGAAATCTATTGATGGCGTATAACCCGGTATCTTGGAAAAGTCTTTTGGGCTACTAATTGGGTTGGCTTTTATAAAGGCGAAAATTGCTTCGTGATCCATACTCATCCTTGATTATGCGGTTTTGTTTTAAATATTTGATTGGAAATCTTGGCTCTAAATAAATGTGCGTGGACTTCTTTTTAGCTCTGTCGTATCAGGCTTTCTTTCCGTTCCAGATATAGAGAACCTTGGCGTGAATCCTTACGTCGTCGACCGGAACGACTCGGTCCTTGTGATTCCGATTGTCGGAGATCATGTCAAGATGATCGGGCACATCTGCTTTCTGGAGGCGCTTGATGTAGAGATCGCCATCCCAGGTCAGCACATAGACGCCGTCGCCTGAGAACTCGACCACACTGCGATCGATGATCAGCGGATCTTTGTCATTGATCGTAGGCTCCATCGACTGGCCCCAGCCGGTGATGATGGCGAGGCTTGAGGCCGACTCATACGCCAGGCCCATCTTCTCGAACTCGGACGAGTTGACGGCAACGTTCCGGATGAACTCCGAATACTCGGCAGGGACCTGACCGTGTCCCATGGACGCGCGCACATCGTATTGGGGTATCAGGATGTCGCCCTCGCCTATACGGACAATCTTGGAAAAATGGCCCGTAATGACATTCGACGCCGGGACGTAATCGGGCTGTGCCTCTTCAACGGCGGTCACTATCTTCTCGCGCGCGCTCTCGCTTAGGGCTTTGCCGTGCTTCGCAAGCATCTCCTTCACGATGTCAGCTGATGATCGAACCGGCGAGCTGTTCTCGGGCTCGGCATTGATTTCGGCAGCCTTGCTGTCCAGCGGCACGCGGCCGCGCAGCTGGTCTGTGCTCACTCGATAGTAGGCAGCAAGCTTCGAGACCTGCTCATCGGTTGGGCTCTTGATCCCTTTCGGGCCATTCGGCTTCAGGATGCGCGAAAGCGTCGACTGGCCGACGCCCGTCGATTTCGAGAGCGAAACCTGATTGTCGCCGTTCTTGGCCATCAGTTCCGCGAGGATTGAATCGATACCTTTATGCATCCGCGCATAGTGTTTCTGCGCGGTGCATACAGCAAGGGAGCAGTTCGTTGACATGTATGCACCAGTGCATGAAGATGTGCATATCTTCATAGGAGGAATGGTATGAGCGACGTTGCCCTGCCAGACAAATTGAATGCCCTGCTAAGCGGGGCCATGACCTACAAGGCGGTCGCAGAGCGCGCCAAGTGCGATACCTCGACGATCTTCCGCATCAGGAATGGGGAGATTGCCAACCCCAGCTACTCGGTGGGTGTCGCGATCGACGCCATGTACGAAGAGCACTTGAGCCGCGAAGCAGCTGGTGCCTAGCCAGGTGGGCTGCACAAGGCCGGCGGCTTTGACCGTACGCCTTGATGCTCGGTGAAGGGCTTCTTTCTGCACGGGTGAAATCCCTATCCGCTTTTCCATGAATCCAGCGTACGAGGTGCGCCGCCCCATGAACACGTCCAGTCCACGACATACCGCAGAGAGCCGCGACCAGGTGCTGGTGGCGCACGCCGCCGAGATGATCGCGCGCACGAGCTTCAGCCAAGACCACTTCGCCCACGCGCTGAACCGCGAGCTGTATCGGCTGGTGCCGGTGCGCGCGGCGGAGAAGGGGGTGCCCGACCTGCAAGCGATGGATAAGACCGGCGACGCCGCGGCGTACCTGACCAAGGCCGGCGCGTGGCTGAAGAAGGTGCAGCGCTGGCTTGGCGGCGACGTGGAGCTGCCGGCCTGGGTGGAAGAGGCCTGGGTGCAGGCGTTGGACGCCGAGTACCGCGAGCGCTGCCTGAACGAGCTGGCGGCGCGGCACGGGCTGATCGGCGCGCGCGCGGCCGGCACGGAGGGCTGCCCGATCAACGCCTTCGGCCAACTGGTGGTGCGCCTGGGCGAGGTGGTGGAGCACGCCGGCGCGGTGCTGGCGGACGGGAAGATCGATGCGAGCGACCTGCCGCTGCTGCCGAACGCGATCGCCGCACTGCTGGCGGTGGAGAGCCGAGCGCACGAGATGCGCCGGAGGATGGAGAACGAGCTGGCCGCGCACCGCGGGGTAAACACCCTGCACGTGGTGAGCTGAATCGCAGGCACAAAAAAGCCGGGTGGCAGCCCGGCTTCTTCAACAACACAACGCAACACAACATTCACTGGAGCGATTATGAGCCAAGTGACCAAGAGCGACAACCCGCTGACGATGTCGAGCCGGGAGATTGCCGAGCTGACCGGGAAAAAGCACTTCCACGTGAAGCGCGACATCGAGGTGCTGCTGAAGGACCTGGAAGAGGATGCATCCAAGTTTGGATGCATCTACCTGGACTCGGCGAAGCGCACGCAAACCGAGTACCGGCTGGACCGGGACCACACGGATTGCCTGCTTACCGGCTACAGCGCGCCGTTGCGGATGAAGGTGATCCGCCGCTGGCGCGAGCTGGAGGACGCTGCAAAACAACACGCCGTGACAGGTGGCCGTGACGCGGCGTGGTCGGAACAGCGCCGCATCGGCAAGGCGATGTTCAAGAGCCTGCACGACTACATCGGCACCCTGGACGGCAGCGAGAACCAGCGCCGCTGGGCGCACGAGAACGCCACCAACCGCATCTACCGCGCGCTTACCGGTGGCGTGGCGGGTACGGCCAAGGCGCTGCGCAAGCTCTACGGGATGGAGAGCGGCACGCCGCGCGACCGCATGAGCCACCACGCGCTGGCGCAGATCAGCCTGGCGGAGCGGCGCATCTGGGAGGAATGCCAGCGCCGCGGCCTGGAGACGGTGCCGCAGTTCAATGAGGTGGTGGACGGCATCTGCGAGCGGTTGGTGGTCGGCATGGGCCACCTGCTGCTCGAGGATCGCCCGGCCGACGTGCTGGAGCGCCTGCCGGTGCCGGCGCAGCTGGTGCGGCGCACGGTGGTGACTGAGGAGTACTCGGCCAGGGGGCGGCTGTGAAGCGCCCAGCCTTCCAGTTCTACCCGGCCGACTGGCGCAACAACGCGAAGCTGCGGCGCTGCAGCTGGGGTGCCCGGGGCGTGTGGATCGAGCTGATGGGGCTGATGCATGACAGCGACCACTACGGCGTGCTGCGGTGGTCCCTCAAGGAGATAGCCCAGGCCCTGGGCGCCCCTATTGCGCTGGTGCGCGAGCTGGTGGAGAAGGGCGTGCTGTACGGCGCCGAGGCCGGCCAGTGCGAGCCGATGATCTACACGCCAGTGAGCGGGCGGAAGCAGGGCGAGCCGGTGGAGCTGATCGCCGCCCAGGCCGGGCCGATCTGGTACTCGCCGCGCATGGTGCGTGACGAGTATGTGCGCACCAAGCGGGGGGAGAGTTCGCGCTTTGGTGCGAGCAATGGTGATGACCCCAACCCTTCACCCAAGGGGGGCTTTGGTGCGGGCAAGGGTGCAGCACCCAAGGCAGCACCCACCCCGCACGAAAGTGACGGCTCTACATCTTCCTCTTCTTCTTCATCTTCACCTTCGGTAGCTAACGCTACCTCCGGTGAGGACCGGCGTCGGCGGTTCGAGATGCATGCGGCCTGGCAGCCCGACGAGGTGAACCTGCGCTTTCCGCTGCGCACCGCCGGGCTGGCGCTGGAGGCGATCACGCCGGCGCTAGTCGGCGAGTTCACCGGCTACTGGCTCACCCAACCTCACGAATTCACCCACGCCGACTGGTGCCGCCGCCTGGTGCAGCACGCCGTGCGCAATCGGGCCACGCTGGCCGCTGGAGCAACCCATGACTCGACCCCAACCCGTGGCGGCGCTGCTGGCCGCAGCATCACCCTCGCCGAAAACCTCACCGACACCAGCTGGGCCGATGGGATCGACGTTCTGTGACAGCGCCGAACTGGCGGCGCGGGTGAACCTGGTGTTCGCCACGCTGCAGACCGATCTAGGCCTGGCGACGGCCTTCCGCTTCGAGTTCCCCGCCGGCGACCCGGCGAAGCTGCGCGCGGCCAAGGCGAGCTGGATGCGCATGGGCTTGGCCAAGGTGCCGAAGCCGTTGTTCGACTTGGCGCTGATGCGCCTCGGCGCCGAGCACCAGGTGGGGCGGGCCAGCAAGAGCCTGCCCAGCTACGGGGACTTCCTGGCGCTGTGCCTGCCCCGGCCCGAGGCTGTGGGGCTGCCGACAATGGACGCAGCCTACCGCGAGGCCGTGAGCCACGCGATGAACGCCCGGCACCGCTGGAGCCACCCGGCGGTGAAGATCGCCGCGATCGCTACCGGCGCGCACGACCTGCGCACCGCCGATGGCTACCGCACCGCCGCGCTGCGCAAAGCCTTCGAGGCGCACTACGAGCAACTGGTGCTGCAGGTGGCCTGCGGCGAGGAACTCACCCCGCCACGCCTGGCCCTGGCGCACGACGGCAGCAAGCCGGCCGCCCAGGTGCACGAAGAGCACGCGGAGCAGCAGATGCGGGAGCGGCTGGAGCGGGAAGGGCTGGCAGGCACCGGGCAGGGCGCCCGGGAGCAGCTGCTGAAGCGGATGGGACTGAATCGACAAGGAGCCAACCATGGCTGAACAAGAACGCGTGATCTGCATCTACCACGGCGGCTGCGCTGATGGTTTCGGCGCCGCCTATGCGGTGTGGCGCGCGCTGGGGCGCGACGTGGAGTTTCACCCGGCCAAGTACGGTTCGGCGCCGCCGGATGTCGCCGGCGCGGTGGTGCTGGTGGTGGACTTTTCCTACCCACTGGAAACGTTGCAGGCGATGGCGGACGTTGCCGAGCAAGTGCTGGTGATCGATCACCACAAGACGGCGGCCGAGGCGCTGGCGGCGCTGCCGGAGGCGCCGATGGGCTATCACGCATGGCGCCAGAGAGAGCTGCGGCTTTCGGCCATCTTCGACATTCGGCGCAGCGGAGCGGGCCTGACGTGGGATTTCCTGAACCCTGGCTGGGGTCGCCCGGCACTGGTCGATTACATCGAGGACCGCGATCTGTGGCGCTTCTCGCTGAGCGCCACACGCGAGGTGATGGCTGGCCTGTTCAGCTATCCGCAGGAATTCGAGGTGTGGGCGCACTTCATGGAGGGCGGCGTGCGCCAGTTGCTGCAGGATGGCAAGGCGATCGAGCGCAAGCAGCGCCAGGACGTTGCCGCCGTGATCCGCTCCTCGCTGCGCCGGATGATGATCGGCGACCACGACGTGCCGGTGGTCAACGCGCCGTACACCATGGCCAGCGATGTGGGCCACGTGCTGCTCGAAGGCGAACCCTTCGCGGCGACCTACTACGACGCGGCGGAGGAGCGCGTGTTCAGCTTGCGCAGCAGCGACAACGGCGTGGACGTCGGCGCCATCTCCGAGCAGTACGGCGGCGGCGGGCACCGCAACGCCTCGGGCTTCCGCGTGCCACACGGGCATGTGCTGGCGGGTGGGGTGAGCCATGGGTGATTCGCGCCAATCCAACGCCACCGCGTGCGCGTCGCTGGCGCTCTCTGTCCTGGCATCTGTTGCCATCGTAGTTCACCTGATCGGCGTGCTCGGCAGCGATGACACTGTCGGGACCTTCTACAACGAAACCATCGACGCAACCTGCGTAGTGGTCACGTCTGCTGGGCAGAAGGCGATGTCCTGCTTGCCAGGGGATCGCCGCCATGAGTGAGTCGCGTCGCTTCAAACCGGGCGATCTGGCGCTGATCATCGGCGGTAGCCGGCCAGAGAACATCGGGAAATGCGTAGTGGAAAGGAATCTCATGCCTCTGCGAGGTGACGGCTACGTTCCCCTTACCAAGGCGAGCGAGGTGCCGGCATGATCACTCGCCGCTCTTTGCTGAAGCTTATGGCCGGCGCGGCTGCGGCCGGCTTTGTGGTGCCCGCGCTTCAGTCGACGCGCTCGCCTTACGTGCTGGCTGGCGAGGTCGCTTCGTATATCGGGCATTGCCCGGGAGGCTTCATTGGCGGCCAGGTCGTCCACCAGGTACTGCCGTGGGATGGTGTCGGTTATCCCATGCAGGTCTGGAACAACGCCTTCGGCGTCCACCGCGCGCTTGAGACCTACTACGACGTGGATCTGGCGAACTTCAATCGCGAGATCCCGCGCAACTTCTGGCACAACCATTCCACCCTCGACTATCCGAACGTCCACACCTGGTTGCGCATGCAGCGCTACGGCGAGACGCGTGCCGAGGCCATCCGTGCGCTGAACTTCGTGGGTATCCGGGCATGAGCAAGCCCGCGGCCCTGCGGACGACCGGCCAGGTGCTGACTTGGTGGAGCGACCGCCTCGAACTCAACCGATCCGTCTCTGCCAGTTACCGCCGCACGATGCGCAGCCTGATCCGCCGGCACGTGATTCCTGCGTTGGGATCGGTGGTGGTGAAGAAGCTGAACCGCGCCGTGATCGACGACCGCCTGGTTTGGCCGATGCAGCAGACGCACTCGCCGCATACGGTGCACAAAGCGGTGCAGGGCTTGCAGCAGGCGCTGGCGCTCGCGGAGCGGCAGGGGCGAATCGACGAGAACCCGCTGGCGGCGGTGAACTGGCGGGACTTCTGGACCGGGCAGCTTCCGCCGCGCGCTGCCGGGTTGCTGCCGGTCGACGTGCCTGCGCTGGTGCCAGCGCTGTGCAAGGCCTTCGACGAAGACGCGGTGGGCGGCCTGCTGGCGCTGATGATGCTGGCCCATGGCACGCGGATATCCGAGACCGCCATGGCGCGCTGGCAGCACATCAGCCTGGCGGAGCGGGTGTGGATCATCCCGGCCGAGAACACGAAGACCGGTGTCGAGCTAACGGTGCCGCTGACTGCCCAGGTGTGCGCGCTGCTCGATCGCTACCGCCAGCGGCAGCACGCGGCTCGCCGGGGCAGCCCGTGGGTGTTCGCGCTGCAGGGCGGCGAGGCGCCCTCGAAGGAGCAGGCCAGCGCGATGATCCGTGCCATCAGCAAGCGGCAATGGCGTAGCCACGACCTGCGCAAGCTGGCACGCACGGTGTGGGCGGAGATCGGCATCGACTACCTGGTGGGCGAGCTGCTGCTTAACCACTCCATGGGCAAGCTGGCCGGCACCTACATCAAGACGACGGTGATCGACCTGCGGCGCGAGGCGCTCGAGCGCTGGCACGCGTGGCTGGATGAGCGCGGATTCGCCGAGGCGCACGGGCTGAAAACACCCGAAACCACATCTTCCACGAATGACGTTGCGGCTTAGTGCTGCGCGGCTTTCGGCGATAAATCCCATTTCCAATAGAGGTAGATGGAGAACATGGAAAACGAGCAGAAGCCAGGCGAAAAGCCGGATGCCTACGCCGCCCTGATCCGTGCTGCCAGCCTTGCAGAGATCGGTGTGTTCGAGCCGGATTCGGGCATCCAGATCGGCGGGCACCCAATGGAGCGCGAGGGCTGGGGAAAGGCGAGCTTCGTGGGGGTGAAAGCGCATCTGTTCAGGCCCATTTCGAGTGACCGGATCGGCGCCCAGGGCAGGGAGCGGCAATGGGTCTCGCTGTGCGGCGTGTCCGCTGTTTCGACCAGCCGCTGGCCGATGTTCGAGGCCGGGTCCTGGGAGCGCTGCAGGGTGTGCGAATCGAAAGTGCGCCGGCGGCCTCGGGGAGGAGCCATCTATGGGTGAGGCGCTGCTCAAGAAGTGGAAGCGGCCATCCACGCCGCGCCGTGCGCCTTCGGTCGACTACGAGGGGATGGAGCAAACCGCGCTGTTCCGCTGGCTGCAGGTGCGGCACCCGCTGGCGTGGAAGCTGGCATACCACGTGCCGAACGGCGGGCATCGCGTGAAGGCCGTCGCCGCGAAGTTGAAGGCCCAGGGCGTGAAGGCCGGTGTGAGCGACTTCTGCCTGCCGATGGCGCGCGGCGGTTGGTTCGGCCTGTACATCGAGTTCAAGGCGACGCCTCCGCACGCGGCGCCGGTCTCCGACTCGCAGACGGCGTTCCTCATGGCGGTGGAGCAGCAGGGGTACATGGCGATCGTGTGCCGCGGCATGGACGAGGCGATGCAGGTGATCGACGGCTACATGGCGCATTCGCCCACGCAGGCGGTGAAGGCGTGAGGCGTCAGCCCGGGCCGGACGCCCGGCTTGCCCTGCGCGCGGTGCGGGAGTGCGACGCGTGCCAAGGCAACGGCTGGGTGAAGGGAATCTTCCACCAAATGGAGTGCGCCGGCTGCGACGGCGGCGGCCTGGTTGACCGGGCCAGCGGCGAGAAGATCGAGGCGCAGGAGCTGATCTTGCTGCTGCGCATGCGGCTCAACCGGGCGATGCAGATCGTCCGGCTGTACGAACAAACCCAGCCGGCCGGGCCAGCGGCGGACTACGGCGGCAGGGACAACAAGCATCACCGCGGCGGCGGGAACTGGACGGGCGATTGAGGGGAGAAGGGCATGGTTTACCGAGACACACTAAGCGCGCTGGTTCGCTGCCTGGCGGCCGACGCGATCGATAGCACGGCGAAGCAGGCTTGGCAGAAGCTGTATTCGGCGGGTTACCAGGTGGAACCGTCCGGCATGGGGTTGCCGGCCGAGGTGATGAGGGACATCGATTGCTGGCTGCACGCGCGGTTGCACAGCCAACTGCGGCCGCTGCACTGGAATGTGCTGGTGGCGAAGTACTCGACGCACAAAGGGCGCAAGGTGCAGGCGATCGCAGCGGCGATCCCGTTCGTGCCGTCCCCGGCGGGCCGGCTGTTCGTGCAGTACGCCGTCACCACCTGGGCGATCCCGAAGCTCAAGGGCGTGGACGGCAAGCGCTCTACGGACATGCTGGTGTTACCGGACAGCTACTACGACATGAACCGCTGGGAGGGCGAGGGCCGCCCGGAGCAGACGCGCAACCGATGGCGGCGCGACATTCGCAACTGGCTGGAGGGGCGGGTGACCGAGGCGGTGAACCATGCGCACGAGGTGATGGCTGCCGAGGGGCTGCTGATCGACAACGCCGCCGCTTGACTCCAGTGAGCGACTGAGCGAAATTAATCCCATCCTGTCGATTCTGCGCGTGGTTAGGACGCAGACGACACCAGAGCCCGGCCATTGAGCCGGGCTTTTTTGTTTCAGGCGGCTGGTTCTACGCTCAGCACCAGGCGTTTGCCTAGCTTGGCCAATGCGTCTTCAAGGGCGTCCATCTTCGAGCTGTGCGTGAAGTCGACCAGGCGATCGCCCTGGGTTTGCGACACGCCGAGCAGGCGGCACAGATCAGCCTTGCGCATACCGCGCGCCACCATCTCGTTCCACAGCGCGATCTTCGCCACGGTGAGCGCCGGCAGCCGGATCGCGTGTTCGCCGGCCTCTGGCGGAGACGCGGCCGGAACCGCGCGTCGCTGGTCGACGTAGATCGAGAGGGTCGTCTCGATGGCATCCAGCGCTTCCGAAAGCGCGTGCGCTTCGTCATCGCCATAGGAGTTCAGCTCGGGCAAGTCACGGCAGAACACGGCCAAGCCTGGCGCGCTGTCGTCTTTCTCGAACCGGATTGCGTAGTCGTACATAGCTCCCCCTTATGTGGGTGGATTGGTGCGGTGAGGCAATAGCTCAGCGAAAAGGCGAAGGGGGCTCTTCAGAGCCCCAGTTGCTTAATGATCGCCTTGCGGGTCGGTTCAGGCATTTCCTTTGATCCGTGGTCCGCGAAGGTCGTCTGCTTGCCGTTCGGGGCGGTGATCTTGAAGTGGCTTCCCTTGCCGGCTTCGAAGGTCACCCCGTGGTCCTTCAACCATCGTCTGAATGCGCTGTGCTTCATCACCTCATCTCTGATGTTGGGATGGGACCAGCATACAACACTTATGTAGTAATACAACACCTTTGTGGTATTTTGGGAGAGTTCGATGGCTGAGCCAAGCACTGGGGTGGTGGTGATGACCACCGGCGCCCTCGGCGTCACTGCGGCAAGCCTGTTCCCTGGCGTTGACCTGAATGCGGTGGTGGGTGCGTTCGGCGGCGCCCTGTTCTTCATCGTGTTCAAACAGAACATTTCGCCGATCGCTCGCGCCGGCTATCTGATTGCGTCGTGGGTGTTCGGCTACTACGTCGCGGTAGAGATGCTGGGCCGGAAGTGGACTGCTACGTCCGGCCTGGCGTCGTTCCTGGGCGGCCTGCTGTGCACCGTCATCTGCGTCAGCCTGCTGGAATGGGGGCAAGGAGGCCGCGCGCCGGGCTGGCTGCGCTTCATCCTGAATCGTCGTGGAGGCCCCAATGACTGATATCTGGACCCTCATCGCTGCAGCCCTGTGCGCCGCGATCTGCTGGCGGATCGTCAGTTACCGGCGCGAGCAAGATTCCGCGTACCGGCCGACCGCTGCCCTGTGCGCCTGGCTGCTCGCTGTGGGCACTGGCTGCTTCGCGCTGTCGGTATGTCTGGGCACCTCGGGCCCGGTTTCGCCGTTCCTGCTGATCATTCTGGTGGTGCTGGCCGTGCTGGTGTTCCGCGCTCGAGGCAACGTCGCCCTGGTCGTGCGCCTGGACTGGAGCGCGAAGTGGGACGGCGAAGAGCGACGCAATACCGAGTACGACACCGGTCGCCGGATGCCGCGGCAGTGAGCGCAGACAGGGTGAGCGCGAGCACCCATGGGCCCGTGACATGTTCAAGATCGAAGCCAAAGGGCTTGCCGAGCAGCTGGGCACGCTGACTGATATCGTCGAGCGCCAGCTGCCGTTCGCTACTGCCCTGGCTCTGACCACGACCGCGAAGATGGTTGAGGCGGAGTTGCAGAGCGAGATGCGCACGGTCTTCGACCGGCCTACGCCCTACACGCTCAACAGCCTGCGCGTCTTCCCTGCCACCAAGGAGAAGCTTGTTGCCAGGGTGTGGATGAAGGATGAGTCCGACAAGGCTGCACCAGCGACGCGCTGGCTGACACCACAGGTCTACGGTGGCCAGCGCCAGGACAAGCGCAGCGAGAAGCTGCTGCGGGCTCGCGGCATCCTCCCTGATGGGAAGTACATCGTTCCAGGCAGGGACGCGAAGCTCGATCAGTTCGGCAACATCGGGCGCGGTCAGCTGCAGAAGATCATCTCGGGCCTTGGCGCTCAATTCGATCGGTATGCCAACAGCACGGACAGCAAGCGCAGCATCGGCAACCGCCGGCGCTACTTCGTGCTGCGCAACAGCGCCGGGCCGATCGGGATTGCCGAGCGTACAGGGCGAGGGCGAGACAAGGTGAAGCTGTTGCTCGCCTTCGCTGGCCGGCCTGGCTACCGCAAGGACTTCGACTTCTTCGGTGTTGGAGATCGAGTGGCAGAGGAGCAGTTGGACGTGCAGTTCCGGCTCGCTCTGGGACGAGCGTTGACGACGCGGCGCCGATGACGGTGCGGCGCGATGGACGACGGGTCCTCCCGGGGGCCACCCCGTCTGCGGGTAATTCGAGCCCCGCGCGCCAGCGATGTATGACCCAAATTCAGAGGTTGGTTGTTGTTTAGTCATGGCCAAAAACGAAACAACCAAGCAGCGCGGATGGTTGAACAAATCCGAGATGGCTTCGAGCCTGGGGATTTCTCCGCAAGCCTTTGAAAAATGGGGCGTGGAGCCAGTTGCGCGTATTGGTCGCGAGGCCTTCTACACCGTGCAGGATGTGGTCGGAAATCGCGTCGACCACGCCATGCGGAAACAGCAACCTGAGGGTGGTCTCCCTGAAGGTCTCGATCCGTTCGCTGAGCTTAAGCTCGTTCAGGAGCGGCTCCGCCTCACCACGGCCCAGGCCTATGCCCAAGAGCAAAAGAACCAGGTCAGCGACCGCATTCTGGTACCGGTGCCGTTCGCGACCTTCGCGCTCGCCAAGATTTCTGCGCAGATCGGCTCGAAACTCGAAACCGTCGGCAAGACCGTGAGTCGCCGCCACCCGGACATTGATGCCCGGGTGCTGGAGTCGATAGAGCGGGAGATCGCCCTGGCGCGCAACGTCGCCGCGGAGTTTGGCGAACACCTTCCGGAATTCCTCGATGAGTACCTTGAGTCCTTGGCTGACTGATCTTCAGAAGGGGATCAAGCTCGGACTCCAGGCGCTTTACAAGGAACCCCCGCTCACCGCCGTCGAGTGGGCGGACAAGCACTTCTACATGTCGGCCGAGTCCTCGTACAACGAGGGGAAATGGACGACCGATCCGTTCCAGGTGGCGATCCTCAACGCCATGGGGAACGACCTGATCGCTGTGGTCAACTTCGTGAAGTCGGCCCGGATCGGTTACACCAAGCTGCTGCTGGCCAACGTCGGCTACAAGATCCAGCACAAGCGCCGCAACGTGATGATGTGGAGTCCGACCGACCCGGACGCCGAGGACATCAGCAAAAGCCACGTCAACGGCCTGATCCGCGACGTGCCGGTCATCCGCGAACTCGCTCCTTGGATCGACCGGAAGCACAGCGATAACACCCTCGGTCAGAAGATCTTCGCCAACCGGCGGACGCTCTGGATTCGCGGCGGCAAGGCATCGCGCAACTACCGCGAGAAGTCCGCCGACGAGGTGATCTACGACGAGCTGTCGAACTTCGACGCCAATATCGAAGGAGAGGGCGACCCTGTCACCCTGGGCGACAAGCGCCTCGACGGCGCGGTGTACCCCAAGTCCATTCGTGGCTCCACGCCGAAGCTGGCCGGCACCTGCCAGGTCACGAAGGCGGCGGACGAGTCGCCCCACCGGCTGCGCTTCCACGTCGCCTGCCCGCACTGCCACCAGGAGCAGACGCTGAAGTGGGGCGGTAAGGACTGCGAGTTCGGGGTGAAGTGGGAGAAGAACGCCCTCGGCGAGGCGACCAAGGTCTGGTACGTCTGCGAGCACTGTGCCGCGATCTTCTTCCACCCCGACATGGTCGAGGCATCGAAGACAGGCCGCTGGGTCTGCGAGAACACCGGCATCTGGACACGGGATGCAATGGACTGGTTCGACCAGGCCGGCGAACCCGTCAACACGCCGCGCTCGGTGAGCTTCTTCGCCTGGGCCATCTACAGCACCTGGAGCACGTGGCTCAAGCTGGTCGGCGAGTGGCTCAAGGTGAAGGACGATCGGCAAAAGCTGATCACCTTCGTCAACACCACCCTCGGCGAAACCTGGGAAGACGATCAGGGCGAGAAGCTCGACTGGGAGCAACTGCACGGCCGTCGCGAAGTCTGGGCGGGCATCCCGGCGCGCGCGGTCACGCTCCAGGGCGGGATCGATACGCAGGATGACCGCTATGAGGGTCGGGTCTGGGCGTTCGGCGCCGGCGAGGAAGCTTGGCTCGTTTACCGCTTCATCCTGATGGGAGACCCCGCCAGCGAAGAGCTCCGCCGCAAAGTCGGCGTGGAGCTGCAGCGGCAGTTCACCCGCGCCGACGGCGTCGTGATGAAGGTTGACCGCTGGTGTTGGGACTCCGCCGGCCACTACACCGACGAGGTCTACGCCGAGAGCCGCAAACACGGCATCCAGTGGGTAATCCCGATCCGGGGCGCCCCTATCTACGGCAAGCCCATCGCCAACTTTCCCCGCGCCCGGACGAAGGGTTCGCGGGTCTACCTGACCGAAGTCGGCACCGACAACGCGAAGGAGCTGATTTACAGCAGGCTCAGGCTTCAGCCCGACCTGGCCAAGCAGGGCGAGTCGCAACCAGGCGTCGTGCATCTGCCGGCCAACGACGACATCTGCGACGAAACCGAACTCAAGCAGCTCACTGCAGAACGCAAAGTCCTGAAGATCGAGAAGGGCCAGCGCGTCTCGCGGTGGGACGCCGGCGGCCGCCGCAACGAGGCGCTCGACTGCTTCGTGTACGCCTTGGCGGCGCTACGCATCAGCCAGCAGCGCTTCGGCCTGGACCTTGATGCACTCGCTGCTGCGATGGCCACACCGGTGGACGGCGAAGTGGTGAAGCGCGAACAGACCAAACAACCCGCCAACGCTGCCTCGGGCGGCTGGCTCAAGCTCGGAAACGACCCATGGCTACCGTGACCACGGCACAACGGATGCTCGACAAGTACCTCGAGGCAGAGCTCGCGGTGCTCGAAGGGCGCAGCATCACCTTCGCCGGACGCAACCTTACCATGGCCGACCTGAACCAGATCCGCGAAGGGCGGCTGGAATGGGAGCGCCGCGTAGCAACCGAGCGCAATAACGCCGCCGGACGAAGCAACGGCTACTCGCTGGCGACCTTCGAATGATGAATTTCATCGACCGCCTGCTGGCTCCGTTCGCGCCCAGCATGGTTGCGCAGCGCCTGGCGGCGCGGCTGGCGATCCAGGCCTACGAAGCAGCCCAGCCCAGCCGCACGCACAAGGCAAAGGGGCAGCCGCGCAGCGCGGACCTGTCCCTGCAGGTCTCGGCCAAGTCCCTGCGTGACCAGTGCCGCAAGCTGGACGAAGACCACGACATCGTCACCGGTCTGTTCGATCGGCTCGAAGAGCGTGTGGTCGGTGGCGCCGGTATCGGCGTCGAGCCGATCCCGCTCACCTACGCCGGCGAGTTGCATCTGGATCTGGCTGCGGAGATCAAGGCGGCCTGGGCGGAGTGGTCCCTGCGTCCGGAAACGTCCGGAGAGCTGACCCGCCCGCAGATGGAGCGGCTTGTATGCCGATCCTGGCTGCGTGATGGCGAGGCCCTGGCGCAGAAGCTCCGCGGCAACGTGGCGAACTACACCTACCTGACCGAGGTGCCGTTCGCGCTCGAACTGCTTGAGGCCGACTACCTGCCCTGGGACTTCAACGACGAAGGCGCCGGCATCCTGCAGGGCATCGAGCGCGACGCCTGGCGCCGCCGCCGGGCCTACTACCTGCTCAAGCAACACCCGGGCAGCATGCAGGGCTTCGGCGTGCGTTTTCAGACCAAACGAGTCGACGCCGAGCGGATCATCCACATCGCGTATCGCAAGCGCATCGGCCAGAACCGTGGCCTGCCACTGCTGCACGCGGTGCTCATCCGCCTGGCGGACATCAAGGACTACGAGGAGAGCGAGCGCGTCGCCGCCCGTATCTCCGCCGCCCTGGCGATGTTCATCAAGAAGGGCACTCCCGACATGTACGACAGGCCCGCCAACGGCGAGCAGCGCGGCGACCGGACCTTCCCGATCGCGCCGGGCATGGTCATCGACACCCTGTTGCCGGGCGAGGAGGTGGGCACCATCTCCAGCAACCGGCCCAACCCGTTCCTCGAGAGTTACCGCAACGGCCAGCTCAAGGCCGTGGCCGCCGGCAGCCGCAGCGCCTATTCCACCGTGTCCCGCAGCTACGACGGCACCTACTCGGCGCAGCGCCAGGAGCTGGTGGAAGCGCAGCTTGGCTACGACCTGGTGCAACACGAATTCATCGACTACTGGGCGCGCCCCGTCTACCGCGAGTGGCTGGCCATGTACCTGCTCACCCGCGGGCGGCCGCTGCCGGCGGATGTCGATCCAAAGACCCTCTACGGCGCCATTTACCAAGGGCCGGTGATGCCGTGGATCAACCCGGTTCACGAAGCCACCGCGTGGGAAAGCCTGGTCGAAGCCGGCTTTGCCGACGAGGCCGAGGTTGCGCGCGCACGTGGCCGCAACCCGCAGGAACTCAAGCGCGCACGCGCCGCTGAGATAGCAACCAACAGGGAGAAGGGGCTGGTGTTCAGCTCCGACGCCTACCACCAGTTCTATGGGAAAAACGGAGGCGCCAATGGGCAGCCAAATGAAGCTGGGAATCCTGGCCGCGGCGGGCAGCCTGATGGCGCCGATGGCGAAACTGACGTCAGCGCTGACCGATGAAAACGTACCGGACAAGAGCTGGTACACCATCAAGTCGCTGTCCCGTGGCCGCGCGGAGATCTACCTCTACGACGAGATCGGTGGCTGGGGCATCACCGCGCAGCAGTTCGCCCGCGACCTGAAGGAGCTGGGTGACATCGCCAACATCGACCTGCGCATCCACTCGCCCGGCGGCGACGTGTTCGCCGGCATGGCCATCTACAACCTGCTGAAGAATCACCCGGCGCGCGTCGAGGTGTACATCGACGGTCTGGCAGCCTCGATGGCTTCGGTCGTAGCAATGGCCGGCGACACGGTCTTCATGCCCGAGAACGCCATGATGATGGTGCACAAACCCTGGGGCATCCAGGGCGGCGACGCCGACGACATGCGCCGCTACGCCGAACTGCTCGACAAGGTCGAGGACTCGCTGGTCACCGCCTACACCGCAAAAACCGGCAAGAGCGCCGACGAAATCAAAGCCCTCCTCAAGGAGGAAACCTGGATGACAGGCCGCGAGGCTGTCGAGGCCGGCTTCGCCGACCAACTTACTGAGCCGCTCGCCGCGGCAGCTCACCTCACCTCCAAACGCATGCAGGAGTTTGCCCACATGCCCGAAGCACTGAAGAACCTCATGCAGCCGCGCGCGTCAGTCACCCCGCCGGCTGCTCCGAACCCGACGCCAGCACCCGCTGCGCCGGCCGCCCAACCGCAGGAGCCGGTAGCAGCTGCACCCGCCGCACCGGTCGCAGCCGCGCCGGCTCCGGCCGCGCCAGCCACTCCGCCGGTCGACCCGATGATCGCTGCCCGCGCCCAGGTGCAGGCCGAAGAGAACGCGCGCCGCACCGCGATCAGCGCCGCGTTCGCGCCGTTCGCCAGCACCCAGGCAGAGCTGCTGCAGGAATGCCTGCGCGACATGACCATCACCGCTGCGCAGGCCGAGAAGAAGCTGCTCGCCAAGCTCGGCGAATCCACCACCCCCACGGCGGACCCCATGGCCCACATCAACGTCGGCAACGGCAACCTGATCGGCGACTCCGTGCGCAATTGCGTCGAAGCGCGCACCGGCCACGCCAAGGCCGAGAAGGAGAACAAGTTCGTCGGCATGCCTCTGGCGGAGCTGGCTCGCGCCTCGCTCATCCACCGGAACATCGGCATCGCTGGCCTGGACCGCATGGGCATCGTCGGCCTGGCCTTCACCCACTCCAGCTCGGACTTCGGCAGCATCCTGGGCGACATCGCCCACAAGTCGATGCTGCGCGGCTACGACGAGGCGGCCGAGACCTTCCAGCTGTGGACCGCCAAAGGCACGCTGACCGACTTCCGCCCGGCCACCCGCGTGGACCTCTCCACCTTCCCCAACCTGTCGAAGGTCGCGGAAGGCGCCGAGTACACCTACGGCACCGTGGGCGATCGCAAGGAACAGATCGTGCTCGCCACCTACGGCAAGCTGTTCAGCATCACCCGCCAGGCCGTGATCAACGACGACCTCGCCGTGCTGGAGCGCATCCCGCGCAGCATGGGCCGTGCCGCCATCCGTACCGTGGGTGACCTGGTGTACGCCGTGCTGGCCAACAACCCGAAGATGGCCGACGGCAAGGCGCTGTTCCACGCCGACCACGGCAACCTCCTGCCTGCTGCTGGCCTGTCCACCGCACGCCTGGACGAAGCGCTGTCCGCGATGCAGACGCAGAAAGAAGGCGATGCCGTGCTCAACATCATGCCGAAGTACTGGCTGGTGCCGGTGGCGCTGCGCTCCACCGCCAACGCGCTGATCAACGCCGAGTACGACCCGGCGCTGGTCGACGCCAAGGTCCCGAACCCGGTGAAAGGCCTGGTCGAGGTGATCGCCGATGCGCGCCTGGACGCGCAGAGCAAGATCAATACCTACCTCACCGCCGATCCGGCTGTGCACGACACCGTCGAGGTCGCCTACCTGGACGGTAACGAAACGCCGTTCCTAGAGCAGCAGCAAGGCTTCACCATCGACGGAGCCGCCTTCAAGGTCCGTCTCGACGCCGGTGTCGCCCCGATGTCCTGGCGCACCATCTCCAAACTGCCTGGCCAGGCCTGACAGCCAACCCTCTGAAAACCCCGCTCCGGCGGGGTTTTTTCACTTCAGCCAACAGGAGAATTCCCCATGGCCACGAACTACATTGAAGACGGCGAGAGCCTCACCCTGATCGCCCCGGCCGGTGGCGTTGTGTCCGGCGTTCCGCTGGCGATCAACACGCTGATGGTGGTGCCGCTCACCACTGCTGCCGAGGGCGAGACCTTCGCCGGCAAGCCTAATGGCGTCTGGAAGCTGGGCTGCACCGCGGGCCTCAAGGCCGGCGTCAAGGTCAGCCTCAAGGCCGGCGCCCTGGTTGCCGACGGCACAGCTTCGTCGGTGCCTTTCGGCAAGCTCACCGCCGACGAAGCCGGCGGCTACGCGCCGGCGCTGCTGATCCAACAGTGATGAAGGGCCGATTCGCGGCGGCGCTGTCGCGAATGCACTGCGTCGGCGCCCGCCGGCTGGCCGATTCGGTTGGCCGCTACCTGGAGCCCGGCAAGCCACCGGTGGAAGGCCTGCAACTGCAGGTGGACCGCAACCTGGTGCGCACCGGGCCGGACGGCCTGTTTCGCAGTGGGCAGGTCGGTATCACCTGGCTCAAGCGTGACCTGCCTACGGTTGCGCTCCGGGCTGGTGTGTTCGAAGTCGACGGCCAGCGGCTGCTGATCGAAGACATCGATGACGACGACGGCCACGTGGTCACCGCTGCCTGCATGGTGACCCCATGACCAACATCCTCACCGAAAGCCGCAAGGCGCTGTACGACCAGCTGCAGACCATCACCGTCGCCAACGGCTACCGGACCAACGCCGGCCAGAACGTCCGCAGCGGCTGGCTGAATGAAGTGCTCAAGGAAGAAGGCGTCTCTTTCCCCGTGATCGTCCTTCAGCCCGCGCGCGGCGCGGCGCCGGTGAAGGGGCCGAACGCGTTCAAGCTGGGCAAGGGCTTCAACGTCGCCGGCGCCGTGAGCGTAGGGATGGATTACGAGGACGCGCTCGACGACATCGAACTCGACCTCATCCAGTGCCTGGTCACCGAACAGGGCCGCTTCCCGAAGTGGCTGCCGCTGGGCGTCACCGCGCTCACCCTGGGCGCGCCGGAAAGCTTCCCGCCAGGTGAGGGGATGCTCGCCGCCGCCGTGCTCCTACCCGTCAACCTCAGCACCATCGTCGAAGGTAAATAACCATGACCGAGAAGACTACGGCAGCCGCCACCGCGCCTGCCGAGCCGAAGGCTGCCCCTCGTTTCGAGGTGAAGCTCATCGCCCCCCACACCCACGCCCGCAAGGATTACGTGGCCGGGGACACCATCAAAGTCACCGCCCGCCAGCGCCAGTTCCTGGTCGAAGCCGGCGTTATCGAGGGGGCCAAATAACATGGCGCGCAAAGTCGAAACCGTGATTCTGGGCGCTATCGTCAAGATGCGCCCGGCCAACACCGGCATCCCGTTCCGCGATGTGGGTCTCGTCTCCACCGTCCAGCAGGCGACCGAGACCAACGACATCACCCTGCCCAACACCCGCACCCCGGAAGGCGGCAACTACGACAAGCTCACGCGCATCAACGCCATGACGCTGTCGCTCAACTTCCGCGAGTTCAACTCCGAGAACATCGCCGCCAACCTCTGGGCCGATATCAGCGCGGTTCCCAGCGCGGCGGTCACCGGCGAGGAGCACATTGCCCAGGTCGGCAAAACCTGCGCGCTGGACAAGATGCCGCTCACCATCACCTCGGTGGTCGACGCCGCCACCGGCCTGGTCGAGTTCGAGGAAGACGAAGACTTCCGCATGACCGGCTCCGGCATCGAGGTCCTCGAGGGCAGTGCCCTGGCCACGGCGATCGCGGCAGCGACCGGCGACTACTCGCTTGAAATCGACTACACCTGCGCGGCTTTCGACGACATCGAGGCGCTGGTCAACTCCGGCGAGGAGTGGGAGATCCTGCTCGAAGGGCAGAACGGCGCCGGCACCAAGGGCCGCATCAACCCGCGCTTCTGGCGCTGCAAGTTCGCCCCAGCCGAGAGCCTGGACTGGATCGGCACCGACGACTTCATGGGCATGACCGTCGCCGCCGAAGTACTTGCCGACTCCACCCGCGGCACGGGCAAGTCGGCGTACATGAAGGTGCAGAAGGAGAAGAAGGGGGCCTAGTCTGCCCTCGTAAGCCGCGCTACGGCTGTGGATGGATAGCCAGTATCGACCATGGCTGGGCTTGGCCGTACTCTGTTGCGTTATCCACGCAACTTAGGGGCGCTCAATGGCTTCCCAGCCAGAGTCGATTGGAAATGCCATCGCCAAAGAAAGGCAGGACATTTTTAATGCATTGACACAAACACATAAATTAAACGAGCTTGCGGTTAAGCGGCTGCAGAACAAGATCACTCAAACACTGTCGCAACCTGGCGTACCTAGGTTGACCAAGGCTTTTTTGAATCATGAATTGGCTTACCTCTTTGCCTATCAAAGAAAGTTAGAGCGAGCCGTTAGTCTTGTTGAACTAGCTCTTTCCGATGGCTTGCCTGAAACGGCAGTGAAACTGTCTAAAGCACATATCAACTGGATGAATGGGAGAATCCTTATGTCAAAGGAAATTCTCCAAACGATAGAGCCGAATGGCGAGCGACAGATGCTGAGCACTCTAATAGGATGTTCTACATCGGTAGGAATGATTGCTCGCGCTGTAAGTTGTTTGAATGATGTTGGTGGAGAAGTCAGGCCTGAAGATAGAAATATAAAAGCCGCCTTATCGATACTTCAGCGGCAAGGGTTTGACGATTCACAAGTTTCGTTACGCCTTCAAACTGCAGCTGACATTATTCGGCAGTCGATTGGACATCCACTGTTGGCTTATGACCTATTTGCCACAGAGGAAGAAGGGATACTGTTTCAGTTTGTCGTTGATGGCAGTGTTCAAGATATTGTCGAACTTGATCAGAAAATGACTGAGGCTTTAGTAGATTTATATGATGATCCCATAGATTCTGTGTTCTCTGTTGGTATAAAGCCGCATGTGTTTACGGAAAGTAATACTTCGTACGGGCCATACTATGCCAGCATCTAGTGATAAAATGTTGGAGCTCGCACGGGCTCTTTTGGAAAATGATTCAGGAGAGATATTTCTTAGAGCATCGGTCGGTCGTAGCTACTACGCTTTATACCATGAAGCATTGCATGTGGCCGAGCAAATTGGGCTGCCAGATAATTCGGTTACGGAAAAGGGTGTGCATGATCGTTTGATCTCGCGATACAGGGTGGCAAGTAAACGACTTAGGGTCATCGCAGCGTGTATACATCGAGCGAAGCTACTAAGAGTTAAGGCTGACTATTATCTCGATGATCAAATCACTTCAAAAGATGCTCAAGTGCATTTGGCTGAATGCGTAGGGTTAGTTAATGACCTGCGTAAGATTGCCGAAAGGAATACCGCGACCACCGGGTAAATCTATTGGCCAATTAAAAAGCATGGCCCTAGCGAAAATCCGGGTTGACGCATCAAGTAGAGTACTGGCGCGGGCAGCTCCAGCTCACCCTCGGGCTTTAACCGGCCAAGGCTGCGCTCGGACTGCCCAGACTGTGCAACAACGCCCCAGCCCCTGTGCTGGGTTTCGGGGCTGCTGGTGCGGTGGTAGATTCCCTCGAACTTCACGGGAGGGACCCTATGTCAGAGCCGACAATCAAATCCGACGTCGTCGAGAAAGCACGCGCTATCAATCAGGCAAACCGCCGAGCCCCGGCGACGAGCAGCTATCTGGCAGCAGCAACAAAAGGCCTTGATGGCGTGCAGCCTGTTGTAGTGGTCGACGTGCACATGCGCTTCGGTTCAATGGTGATGTTCATGATCAAGTGGGCGATCGCGTCGATCCCTGCTTTCTTAATTTTGCTGGTGATTGGCTGGATCGTGGCCCGACTCTTTGGCGGACTACTGCTCGCGATTTCGTGATACCTGGTAACCCAAACAACCCGCTTCGGCGGGTTTTTTTATCCCCGGAGGAATCATGCAAGAAACCAACAGCCGAGAGATCGTGGTCGGCGGCCAATCGATTATTTGCCGAGAGCTGACCGTTCTGCAGGTGCGGAACTGGCTGAAAGATACCGAGCTCGAAACCGATCCGTTTGAGGCGATGCTTTTCACCGATTGCACGCTGGGGGACATCAAGCGCATGACCAGCCTGACGGACGAGATGATCGACGCCATGCGGCCGAGTCAGGTCGATGAAGTGATCAGCGTCTGCAAGGAGCTGAACCCGCATTTTTTCGGGCTGCTGGGTCGGCTGACCAAGGTTGTTCAACAAGCCAGAAGCTAGCCGATCTGGATGCCACGCTGAACGCGTTGATCCGCCTGGGTCACGTGCACGCTCCGTACTACCCCTGGACCTACTACCTCGCGGCTATCCGCGCGGCTTCTAAAGGCTGATTCTCATGTCTGATGTCGAACTGCGCCTGGTCGCGAACCTTGACCAAGCCACCAAGGAGGTGGGCGGCTTCCGGAAGGAATACGCGGAAATGGTCCGGGCGGTTGAAAAGCCGATCCGTCAGGTCCAGGCGCTGCAGCAGACACAGGAGGCGGCGAAGGCCGCATCCTCTGCATTTTTTGCCGCCAAGAAGCGCGTCGATGAATTGAAGACCGCTATTGCCGCGGCAGGCCAGCCCGTACGCGCATTGGATAGGGACCTTGGGCAGGCTCAGCGGACCCTTGCATCCACCACGCGCGAATTCGAAAAGCAGAAGGCTAAGGTCAGGGAGCAACGCGCGGAATTGCGTGCAGCAGGCGTCGATACGCGCAAGCTTGCTACGGAGCAACAGCGGCTGCAGTCGGAGTTGGCTGGTCGCATAGGATCTGGCCGTAACGATGCGGCTATGCAGGGGGCACTGCAAAGTCTGGGGGTTTCCCAGTTTCGCGGCACTCGCGAAGCCATCGCCGAGCAGCAGCGTCAGTTTGAACTGCTGCGCAAATCCGGCGTGCTCAGTACCACCGAGATCGCAGTTGCTCAAACCACTCTGCGCCAGAGCATCGCCGCGGCGTCTCGGGAAACCCAAGGGCTCACTGCGGTATCGGGCACTTGGCTTGATGTCCTCGGCCGCATCCGGGGAGAGGTGATAGCCGGTGCGGCGGCGTTCGGCGGTTTCGCAATGCTGGCACGCAGTTCGTTCAGCGACTACGCGGAGTTCGAGCAGCAGGTGGCCGGCATCGCCACCATTACCGATCTCACCGGAACGCAGTTGGAGGCGACCTCCCAGCAGGTCCGGCAGATCAGCACGGATCTCGGCAAACCTGCCGCCGAGAGCGCCGCCGCTCTAAGGGACATCCTGGGAAGTGGCGTTGAAACCGCCAAGGCCATGGACGTGCTGGCCCAGTCGACGAAGGCCGCGATAGCGGGCATGACCGACACCAAGACGGCCGCCTCCGTTGGCGTTTCGATCATCAATGCCTATGGCGAGGATGTGGGCAAGCTCGGTGAGCGCTACGACCAGCTCTTCCTGACCATTCAGGATGGTGTGGTTGAGTTCGACGAACTTGCAGCGGGCTTGGGTCAGGTACTGCCGAGCGCTGCCGCTGCTGGCGTGGGGTTCGATGAGATCGGTGCGGCGATCGCCCGGATGACCGTGCAAGGCATCAAGGCGCCGATTGCGATCACCGGGTTGCGTAGCGCCATCAACCAGCTCGCCGCGCCGTCGCCCGAAGCTGCCAAAGCCATGGAAGAGCTGGGCATCCGCTGGAACGGCCTTTCCGGCACGCTCCAACAGATCGCGCAGAAGAAGCTGGGGGCCACAGCCATGCGCCAGATCATCCCCGATACCGAGGGGCGCACGGCGGTGTTGGCGCTCACCAACCAGATCGGCGCCTTCAACGAGCAGTTGGGGCGGATGGACCAGGCGGCGGGCTCGACAGAGCGGGCCTATGACATCATGAAGGACACGCCGCAAGCGCAGATGGATCGTTTCAACGCGAGCCTTGGCGAGCTGAAGCTAGCTTTCGGTGAAGCGGTTGCCGCCGGCCTTCCCGTCATCAACCTCCTGACCGGCCTGCTCAATGCCTTCAACAGCTTGCCGGAAGGGTTACGTGTCTCGCTTGTCGGACTGGTGGCATTCGGTGCCGGCGCCAAGGCTGTTGCGGTAATCGTGAAAGGTCTGCGCAGCTCGTTCGGTGGCTTTCTCGGCACGCTGGGGCAGACCCCTTCCGGGGCGCAGGCCGCAGGTGTCGCGCTGGACGGCCTGGCAGGGAGCATGGGCAGACTGGGCAAGGTGAGGCTGGCAAGCGTTGCGAAAGGAGCTGGCCTGCTCTCCGTGGTGGGCTTCACCGCTGACCAATTATCCGAGCTATACGGCTTGTACAAGGAAATGCAGGAACTCGAAAAGTCCCAGGTGAGCGATCAGGCCGCACTGACTGGCAAAGCCACCGCAACTCGGCAATACGCCGCCGTGGTGATCCAGTCCGCCGATGCAGTGAAGCAACAAACCGAAACCGAGCGCAATGAGTACACGAAGCAACTGAGGCTGGCGGAGCAGCACTGGCGCGCGCAGGCCGAGTTGATCAGCCGTGCGGATATGGAGAAAAACGGGCCAACCGCGCCTGTCAGCCAGGAGGCGCTTTCTGCGGCCAAGCAGGCCCGTGCCTACCAAACCACTCGGGAGGCTATCCAGGCAGAACTGGATTCCCGCGCAAAGAGCGAATCCGCCTTTACAGCTCGGATTGGAAAAATCAAAGACGACGAACTGAAGATCGTCCGAGACAAGCTTTCACAGCAGCTCATTGCGTACGACGAGGCTAACAATCGCCTTGAGGCTAGTCGCAAAGCGCGAGAAGGCATCCAGAAGGAGTTCGCTAAGCTCGCCGCCGAGATGGCTGGAGGGACTGCTGCAACCGGCGGTAACTCCTTCGCCGATCTTAGTCAGGCCAAGTACAGCGCCCGTTCAGCAGTTCGGTCCGGGGATAGCGAAACTGCGCTGGCCGAAGCCCGCCGCGCCGCGCAGATCATGAAGGAGTTGAAAGCGGCTGGTGCAAACACCTACGGATTTGAGGGTATCGCCAAGGAGCTGGGCCAGATAGCGGACCAAGCCGCGAAAATCGATGAGCAGAATGCGCAAGGATCGCTCGATGAAGAGAAGGCCAAAGTGGATGGCTTCCTTCAGTATGCTCAGGCGCTAAAGCGCATCAGCGTCGGCTATCAGTCGGATGCTGAATCGGAGGAGCAAACGAAGCAGAGGCTGATAGCTCTCGCGCAGCAATGGGCACAGTACCTGCAGGTTCCTGTCACCTACGTGGCCACTAACACAGCCAATGATGCGCGTGCTGACGGGCTGATTGACCCAACCACTCTCCCCGCGAAGGCCGCGGGCGGACTCCTGCGCGGACCTGGCAGTGGCACCAGCGATAGCATCCTGGCGAGGGTGTCCAACGGCGAGTTCGTCATGAGAGCAGCCGCTGTTCGTCACTATGGCCCGCAGCTTCTGAGTCAGCTCAACGCAATGCGACTTCCCAAGTTCGCCGAGGGTGGGCAGATCAGCACGCGTGCTATGCCAACCATCCCTGTTCTGGCGCCGGCGCTGGCCGCCGCTGCGGGCGGAGGCAGCAGCGACGTCGAGTCCTGGGGCACCCTGTCGCTGGATCTGGGCGGCAAGACCTACAACGTCAAAGCCACCCGCAGCACCGCTGAAGACCTGCGGAACGAGGCCCTGAAGTTCGGCCGAACTCACCGCAAGTAGCACCCGACCCAGCCCGCTTCGGCGGGCTTTCTTTTGCCTGGAGTTCCGAATGTCTCTACCGATCATGCTCGGCGGCGTGCCGATCGTGCTGCTCGCCGGCGCGCCGGATCAGTCGTCCGAGCCGCTCGGCGGCGAAACCGTGGTGCGGATGAGCAACGGCCAGGGCGTGAAAATGTCGCACTGGGCGAAGGAGTCCGGCTCGATCAGCGGCCAGGGCTGGATGCCGGCCGGGCTCGATGGCCTGGACTACAGCCAGCCCCTGGAACTGCGCCTGGCGCTCGCCGAGTGCATCACCGGCAGTGCGCTGCAGGTGCCGCTCACCAGCACGCCGCGGCCGGATGCCGAACCCTGGTGCGTGGCGCTGATCGGCGACACCGGGCAGTGGGCCGAAACGCCCTGCAGCTTCGCCGATGGCGTGGTGACCATCACGCCGGCGGCCGGCGCCACCCTCTACGCCACGTACTGGTACCCGGTCTACCAGGTGTTCGCCAGCAAGCCGCCGAAGTCGCAATCCGCCGGCAGCCACGGCTGGACGATCAACTGGGAGGAGGCGTAGATGCTGATCGGTGGCGTACCCCTCGCCAGTGCTCCGCTGGCCTCCCTCGCGGGGGCTGGCGACGTACCGCCGGAGCCCGGCCAAGTCGAGCTGGTCAGTGCGTTCCGCTGGAAGCTGCGGCTGCTGGTGGGCGACCAAGACGTTTCCGCGCGCCTCACCGGTACGGTCGAGGTGGACCGGGAAGAGGGTGCCGCCGGCATCGCGCGGTTCGACCTGTGCCTTGCCGCCGGGCCGGTGACGCCAACGGACTGGAAGGGCAAGCCGGTCACGCTGGACTTCATCTGCGAAGTGGCCGGCGTGACCACGCAAACGCGCCGCTACACCGGCCGCATCGCTGACCCGAGCTGGGACAGCAGCACGCGCACGCTGAGCTGCACCTGTTCGGACCAGTTGCAGCAGCGCGTCGAGGCGCTGACCATCGCCGAGATCGATGCGCTCACGCCCGGCGCGGTGTGGTCGGAGGACGTGTTCGAGCCCGTCGACGGCCGCAGCCGCTTTGACTACATGAACGAGCGCCTGAGCACCATGGCCGCCAGCCTCGACTGCGCGGTGGATGGCTCGATGCGCGTCACCAGCTGGTTCGCTGGCACGCCGGCGTTTGTGTTCGGCCTGGGCACCACGATTTACCAGTCGATCCAGGTCGACCTCGCGGACCTCGACTCGCAGACAAACGTCGTCGAGATCGAGGCCGACTACCGCTTCAGCCGGCTCTGGCAGTTCAACTTCTCGTTCGGGTGGACCCATCCGGATACAGACGGTTTCGGTGGACTGCAGGGCTTCTGCGCGTGGCGGGACGATACGTCCGAGCTGCCGACCATGGCCATGGTGCAGGAGGCCACAGAGAGCGCCGGCCTGACCATGCTCTCCGCCGCGAACTACAACCGCCTGCCGCCGAACATGGCGAACCCCTGCGGCGACGGCTCGCCGTGGATCAACAACAGCTATGCGGAGGGCCTGATACTCGGCGCTTCCTGGCGCGGCGCGTTGCGCGAAGTGCAGGCCGTCACCGAGAGCTACCCGCTGCGGGTGGAAGTCCCTCAATCGGTCGCGGACGCCGGCGAGGTCATCACCCGCCAGCGCATCGCCATCGAGATCGAAAGCGATCGCGCAGACAAGTGGGAAAGCGAGCCCTATGGCGTGAACGCGGGCAGCACCGGCACGCCCGGCGCCATCGGCGACGGTGACGACGAGGCCCCGGATGACGACGACATCGATCCCGTCGACGGCATCAACGGCAACCTCGACCTGCGCAACGAGGCGCGTCGCATCGCGGGGCTGAGGTGCGGGCTGCAGCAGGCGCGGACGACACTCATCGAGGCGCACCGCGGCACGACCGTGTCGTGGCAAGTCCCGACGCCGATGGCCCTGGGAATCGACCTTGTGCACACGCTCGAGCTGGACGATCAGATCCGCGCCGCCGGTAAGTGCCGGCAGATCACCCACGAGTTCGACCTCGCCAGCGGTAGGGCCCTGACGACGATCAGCGTGGCGGTGATGCGCGGCGGCGGCAATGTCAGCGACCCGCTGACGCCTCCGCCGCACAGCACGAGCACTGCCGCGCGGCCGGTCGGCGGCGGCAGTTTGCCCACGCAGTTGGGCGGGCGCACGTCGAGCCCGCCGTACAACGAGGAGCTGGACGGTTTCAGCGGCAACTACTCATCGGGCAACGCCGGCGAGCAGTTCCCGCGGCAATTCAAAGTGCCGGCGCCCCAAGTCTCGGACGCCCTGCGCGATGAGTGGAAAGTGGAAATTGCCGGGACCTACCGCTTGGCAATACCGAACGACCTCCTGGAGCTGTGATGGCAACGAGCGAGCAGATTCGCCGAGCGATCGGCGCGAACAACGAAGCCTCCCGCCGCAGCCTGGCCGACGACCTGAATCGCTTGGTGAGCCCTGGCAGCGCAAACAAGGCGCTGAAGACCATCGATCCACGCGGCGCCCGGGCAGCGAAGCGCGGCGTCTCCACCTACTCTGCGCCGGCCGCGGGCGGTACCGGCGGTGGCATCGCCAGCCCGCTGACGGAAAAGCTGACGCCCACCGGTGGAAGCACGCGCACCTATTACGCCCAAACCAGCAACCTCTACAGCAGCGACTACCTGCTCGCCGTGGAGATCGAGCCGCTCAAGAGCATCACCATGATCGATGCGACCGGCGCCGAGGTGCTGTTCAACTTCGCGTCGCCGCCCAACGTCGGAGGCTGAGATGTTCGATAGTGCGTTATCGGATTGGAAGCCGGGCAAGCCCGTGATCTTCGGATGGCCATGGCATGGCCGGATCGACCTGCGCAAAGACTCGGGAGGTTTCCTGCCACGACTCACGCTGCCGAACGGCCAGGTCATCCAGTTCGGCTGGTCGAGTGCGTTGCCCTTGGTTTCGCCGGCACACCAGGCGGGCAATGTGTTGCGCTTCCGCGACCCGCGAGCGTCCGTGATTCAGCGGTCCACCGAGCAGCTCGCGGCCGACCAGTCCGCCGGGCGCGAGTGGCGATCCGCAGCGCTCTACAACCCGCGCGAATCCATCATCTATGGGCAGAAGTACACCTATGGCTCTGAGCTGGGCATGGCGAGGTGGATCTACCACGACGGCGAGCGGAACTGGCAGGCGAGCCTCAGCAGCACGCTATCAACAGTTCGCCTGATCCCCGGGCCGAAGCTGGCTCGCCGGCCGCAGCCGGAGTCGCTGGACATCGATGTTTCAAAGCCCGATGGGGCGCCGGTGACCGCCGCGGGGTCGAACTGGGTTGTGGTCGATTCGGTAGCGTCTGGGGGCCGAGTGATCCTGGCGCACATGACCAGCACGGGTAGCTCGCTGCCGGACGGGAGTTACTCGTCCATCGAGGGGGGCGGCTGGCACTGGCCCATTCTGGAGTTCTGGGAACTCACCCTCAGCAACGTGGATGCGGTCCGGTCCGCCGTGCTGCGCCCGCTGAAGACGACTGCCCAGACATCTGGGACCGTGACCGAGCGCGTCGTCCCGCAGTTGTCGGATGAGGCAGTGGTGGTCACCACGCAATGGGTGCGTGGAGAGCCGGTCGGGGAGATGTACCGCTGGAACGGCTCCCTGGTAGCGACGCGTTCAACACCCTCCACCATCGGCGGGAACGGGCTGCGCGTCCCTGGGCATGGCAGCTACGACATCAGCTACGGCGCGGTTGGCATGGTGCTGGCGATGTACTACCGCCCGGATGGCTCGGTGGCCAGCGTCACCGCAGATGCGGTCGTGAATGAGCACTACACCGGGTCGGGGGTTGGAGGTGGTGCCAGCGGGACGGGCGTGATTATTGGGGCGGATATCGGGGGCGGCCCCTCAAACTGGCACGCGGAGACTTTCGGATCAGGCACGGGCACGTTCAACGCTTCGAAAACCTACACCCAAACTGCCACCTTCAGGCTTGTGAATGACGGCACTCAGGTTGCATCGGCCAGTTTCACTGCTACCGCAACCACCGAGATGACCGCGCAGTTGGCTTACCAGATACCCGGGGACGTCCTCAACTTCCCGACCGTAGGGGAGCGGTCTCGAACCGTGTCGCAAAACTGCGAATGGTCGGTGCACCTGGACACCGCTTTCGATTCGGGCTCTTCGAACTACTCGAACACCGCCGCAAGTGCGGACATGTACCCCGGACCGTGGGCATCTACGGTACCGGCATCGCGGCTTGCTCGTTCTCTCGCGTTGCGTTCGCCGGCGGCCAATGACGCGGCCTCCACCAACCTGATTCTCGGGTCGGTGCGGTACTGCGCGCAGATGCCGTGCGTGTTCGCCCTTCGCGCGAATGAAGGCGCAGCGCCGACGAAGGTCCGGCTGGGCAGCGGCGCGTTGCCCTATGCCGATGGCGTGTTCACCAACGGCCGTGACCTAACGGGCGTGATAGCTGAGCGCTTCGGCAGCTACAACCCCATCACCCGGCAGTACGTCCGCGACGCCCCAGGGCCGGTTTTCTGGATCTAGGAGATTCACATGCGCTTCATCAACAACTGGATCACCCAGCTCGACGCCGAGCTGCCGGTGGGCGGCACCACATTGCCCATTCCCGCCGCCGCGCTTGATCGGCTGGACCTGAGCGAGTCGGGCTACTACCTCCTCACCCTCGTGCCGTCGATGGACCCGCTGGAGCAGCAGAACGCCGAGGTCGTGCGGATTTTCATGGGCCAGGATGGGCCGGAGATCGAGCGCGGGGTAGAGCAGACCACCGAACGGGCCTGGTCGGCTGGCGCTTACGTCATCGCCGGCGTCACCGCCGGGATGATGCGGCGGCTGACTAAAGCGGGGCAGTTTGAGGTGTATTCGCCAGGCGAATACGCGTTCGGGCTGGACACCGGCTTCCTCTATGTCCAGTCCGAATGGGAGCCGGGCGATTACGCCATCGAGACCCAGGTGCTGGCTAGTCCGGAGACGACCGCGTTTGATTTTCACTTCAAGGGCGGCGGCGGATCGACGCGCATCATCCTCTCTGGCGCCGGACAATTCGCCAGCGCGCAGGTTTATGGGATGCCGGCTGGGAGGGCAACTTCGGTCGAGATCGACGGCTCCTCGACCATTATCACGGGGCTCACCGGGGGTGTATTCGGGCGTTGCGTGATAACCGGCTACAACGCCGTGTACTACGTCACCAGCGAATTCCACTAACACCTTCAGCACATGGAGTAGCCAGCGATGCAGCCGGCCCGCCTAGACCTGCCCGTCATTCCGGGCACCACGACACGACAACCCCTGCTGCTCATGCAGCCCAGCTACCTCTACAAACCCATCGCGGCGATCCAGCGCACGGCGCCGTTGCTGATCACCGTGCCCGGCCACGGCCTCCCGTCGGAGTGGCCGGTGTGGTTCGAAGACGTCGTGGGCTGGAGCGAATTGCGCAGCGACAAGACCCGCCAGCCGTTCCGCATTGCGCGCACGGTCGACGCCGACACGATCGAGCTGAACGGCCTCAACGGACTGAATCAGAAGGCCAGCGGCGGGGTGCTGGTGTACCAGCCGCCGGTGGACCTCACGGGGTGCACCGGGCTGCTGCGGATCACCAGCAAGGACGGCGCCGTCCTCGACCTGACGACCGAAAACGGTGGCCTGCTGATTCAAGGGCCAGGGCAACTGCTGGTCGTCATCACTCCCGCCCAAGCCGACGTGCTGGCCCTGGCTCGGAGCGACTATTGGCTGGACCTCACCATGAGCGACGGCAGCGTTATGCGCTGGCTGCAGGGCGACGTCGTGGTCGGTACGGGAGGTGCGCATGGCTGCTGACTGCTGCCCGCTCGTCGTTACCGCGCCGCGTCCGACTGCTGCCGTCGTCGTTGCACCTGGCACGCAGGGGCCGCCAGGCCCGCCGGGACCAGCCTCGCCCGGGAGCGGTGACGCCCCGCTGATCAGCGAGGACCCGAACAATCGCCTCACCCAGGGCAGCGATGACGGCCTCTTCGTCAACGACGACCTGATTCCCGATCCACTCGCCTTCTACATACTCGCAAAGGGATAGACCATGAGCCTCGAAACCAAAATCATCTCGCTGGCCCAGGCCATCGGCGCGGACGTCAAAGCGCTACGCACAGCTCAGGGCGACCTGACCAGCTTGCCCACCACCGCAAAAGGAAACCTGGTCGCGGCGATTGCCGAGATCTACGGTTTGCTTGGCCAGGCCGGCGCAGTCATCGACGACAACGCCGGCAACGGCGCCACCAGCGTCACCTGGTCCGCGGACAAGATCTACGACAGCCTGGAACTGGCGAAGCAGGCGGTGAAGGCCGAGATCCTCGGCGGCGCCTCCGAGGCCTACGACACGCTGCTCGAGCTGCAGGAGTTGGCAACGGGTAACGCCTCCACCGCCGCGGCGTTGGCGACTGCCGTGAACAACCGCGTTCGCTTCGACGCTGCACAAACGCTGACGACTGCCCAGAAGCTGCAGGCCTGCACGAACATTGGCGTGGGTGATCCGGAGCACGACTTCGCGGCCGACTACGCAACCGCCAAGGCCTGATCATGAGCCTCGCCTCTCGTCTGACCGCCCTGGCCCAGGCCATCGGCGCGGATATCAAGGCTATAGCAACCAAGTTGGGTGGCATCGAGGAGGGCGCGCAGAAGAACGCCTGGGACCAACTGAAGGCCGTTGCCCTGGTCGGCGGCGTGGCCACGCTCGATCTCTCCAGCCCGGCCGGGTTCCGCGTGACTCTCACCGGGAACACCGCCCTCGCATTCAGCAACGTGCCGACCGGGCGCGTGGTCGTCTTCACGGTGACGTTCGTGCAAGACGCCACCGGCGGGCGGCTGGTGATCTATCCCGGTAACGTGAAAGCGGACGGCGGGGGAGTCGTTGCACAGCCTGCAACAGCTGCCGGCGCGGTCACCGTCCAGTCGTTCTATACCGACGACGGCGGCGCGACGATCTGGCAGGCGCGGGATCTGAGCGGGCTTGGAACTGGCGACAATCTGCTTATCAACCCATTGTTCAGAATCAATCAGCGCGGTTACGTAAGCGGCACAGCGACTACCGGGGCAAACCAGTACACGCTCGATCGATGGCGCGTCGTCACCAGCGGGCAGAGCCTGACATTCTCGGCGGCAAGTATCGGCAACCAGATCACCGCGCCGGCGGGGGGCGTTGAGCAAGTAATTGAAGGCGTCAACAACCAGGGCGGGGTTCACACACTTACTTGGTCGGGCACCGCCACAGCGACCGTTAATGGCACGGCGATCAATAATGGTGGGCAGACGGCAAGCCTGACAGCCGGTGCGAACGTCACTGTTCGCTTCATTGGCGGCACAGTGCGAGAGGCCAAATTCGAATCGGGAGCGGTTGCCACTCCGTTTCGGTCCCCCCTTTTCAGCGCTGACCTGCTGCTATGTCAGCGATACTGCGTCGTCTACACGCTCGGCAACGGGGAGGGGCTCGCGAACGGCACAGTCACAAGCTCGACCTCTGCTTACAGCTGGCTGCTACTGCCGACAACGATGCGCACGTCCTCCGCGGCAGTGGTGGTGTCCTCCGGCCTGGCATTTTATGACCCGTCGTCACGCTCCGGCACGATTGCCGCGAAGCTACAGACGCCCTTCATGTTGCAAGTTGGTATCACCGGCTCGTCTGGAATGAGCCCGGGCGGCTCTGGCTACTTCGCCTGGTTGTCTGGCGGGAAAATCACGATCGACGCGGAGCTTTGATATGTACCAGCTGATCAAAGACGACGAGAACGCAGTACTCCGTCTTGATGACGGCGCGCGGATTCCTGAAGGGCATCGATGGTGGAGCGACTATCAGGAGTGGTTGGAGGCGGGGAACGTGCCGGAGCCGGCACCCGAGATCGACTATCCGATCCTGATCGCGACCCGGCGTTATGAAGCTGAGACGGCAGGCATCGTATTCGGCACCGCGCGAATCGACACCGGTCGCGATAGCCAGGCGCTGATCACCGGCGCGGCCGTAAGTGCCCTGATCGATCCGGAATACGTGTGCAACTGGAAAACCCCAACGGGGTTTGTTCAGCTGGACGCGCAGACGCTACTTGGTTTTGCAACGAAAATGCGAGCACACGTCCAAGCATGTTTCGATCGCGAGGCTGAGTTGCTGGAAGCGCTCGACGCAGGCGAATTCAGCGAGGGCATGCTCGAGGAGGGCTGGCCGGATGAATCGGTTTCCGCTACCCCTGAAGGTTGAGCTGCAGTCCGACCGCAAACGATGGCGCCTTCTGGCGCCATTTTCGTATCTGGACTCGGAGCACGGCCGCGTCGACGTGCCTGCGGGCTTCGAGACCGACTTCGCCTCTGTCCCTCGCTTGCCGCTGACCTACGCGCTGCTCGGCGCATACGGGCATGCGGCGGCGGTTCTGCACGACTACCTCTACACCAGCGGAGCGCTCAGCCGTTCGAAGGCCGACCGCGTGTTCCGCAACGCCCTGCGCTCCAGCGGTATTGCGCGCTGGCGCGCCTGGCTGATGTGGTCGGGCGTGCGGGTGGGCGGCCGCAATCGATTCGAGGTGGCGGCATGAGGTCCGGCATGTACGGCCGGATCAGATCCGGCTTCATCCCCCGCGTCACTGCTGAGAAGCTGCTGATCGAGCAGTGGCTGGCGATCGACGCTGCGGCCGCGGACGGTGCCCGGGTGCCGCAGTGGGTCGGACGGCTCAATGGCATGCCCGCGTCCCAAGCCACGGAGGCACGGCAGCCGCGCTTCTACGGCGGCGTGGTAGGTGAACCGGCGATGCTGTTCGCCGGCAGCCTCCTCAATACGCCGGCTTTCGTCGCGCCGCCCGACATCACTGTGTTCGCGAAAGTGCTGTTCAGCACCGCGCCCACCAGCGCAAACAACTCGACGATCCTGTGTCAGGACAGCGGCGGCAACACTCGGAGCTGGCACAGCGGCGTGTCGAGCACAAAGAGCGCGCGGTTCGTGTCGTTCAACACCGGGGTTACCGGCGTGGCCGCTGAGTTGGCGGGAACGATCGGCCTCAACGCCTGGCAGCTCATCGAGGGCTCCCGCGACGGCGACACGGCTGCGGCCGGCACGATGCTCGCTGGCTGCAACGGCGTGAACACCGATCCCGTGGCCACGGGCGCCGTATACAACGGCGCGGTCGCCCTCAGCATCGGCGCACGCGGGGCGTACATCGAGCAGATGAACGGCTACATCAGCGAGCTGCGCGTCTACGGCGACAAGCTCAGCGAGCAGCTGAAAGCGCGAATCCGCTTGGAGATGGGATTTCAGAGCTGACCGCATCACCACCCACCAGCCCGCCGCGCGCGGGCTTTTTCATGTCTGGAGAAAAGCATGGCAACAGCAACTCGCGGGGTGCGGAACAACAACCCCGGCAATATCGATTTCAACCCTCGCAACAAATGGCAAGGGCAAGTCGGGCTGGAGGAGGGCGTGGCGCGCCCGCGCTTCGCTCGATTCGACTCGCCGGAGAATGGCATCCGCGCGCTGGGTAAGCTGCTGATCAACTACCGCGGCAAGGACGGCCAGCCGGGCGTTGGCGAGCGCGGTGTCGACACGGTGCGCGAGACCATCAACCGCTGGGCACCGGGCAACGAGAACGACACCGAGGCCTACATCCGCGCCGTCGCCTGGAGCGTCGGCGTCGACCCGAACGAGGTCATCGACATCAAGGCCCAGCCCGTGCTGCTCGCTGTGACGACGGCGATCATTCGCCACGAGAACGGCGGCAACCCTTACGCGCCGGCAGTGATTGCCGAAGGTGTGCGGCGGGCTCTGGCATGAGCCTCAGCGATCTGATCCCAGCCCAGTACCGCGTCGCCGCCCTCGCTGTTGGCGCCATAGCATTGCTCGGCCTGGGCGCCGGCGGCGGCGCGGCAACGGCGTGGTGGCTCACCGACCGGCATTACTCGCCGCAGCTGGAAGTGGCGCGGGCCGTGGCTACGGCGAAGGGTGAACAGTTGGTCGCATGCACTGCCGCGCGCGACAACCTCGCCGAGCTGACGGGCGAGCAGGGCAGGGCGCTTGGCAAGCTGCAGAACGAGGCAGCGCAGCGCGAACAGGCTGCTGAGGCGGCACAGAACGCCGCACACGCCCAGGCACAAACCGACTACCAAGCCGCCAATCGCCTGCAGCAGGAACGCACCGGCGGCGATCCCGCGGAGGCAGCGGAATCCATCATCGACAAGGAGTTGGGCCTATGAGGGCTGTGCTGATCATCGCCGCACTGATGCTGTTGGCGGGCTGCGCTGGGAATCCCGAAACGGTCGATCCGCAGCCACGCGTAGTGCGGGTGGAAGTGCCGGTGCCGGTTCCGTGCCGCACGAAGGACGTAGCCGTGCCGTCCTGGGCCGCTGCTGGCCTCCGGAAATCGGATTCGCTCGAGGTGAAGGTGCGCGCGCTGCTCGCCGAACGCCGGCAGCGTATGGGTTACGAGGGGGAGCTGCTGGCGGCGAATCAGGCATGTCGATGACCAGCGCTATGGCTGGCGACGGTAAATTGCGGCGAACTACGATCTCTTGGCTGCTGGATCTATACAGGGCGGGTGGACGCCGGGCTGGCCGGCACCCCTCCTCATTTCTTCAGGTAGGCGCGAACTTTATCCGCCATCACACCGACTGCTTTGACTGCGGCCCGAAGCTCCGCCTCCGTTACCCCAAGCGTTTTTGTCCAGTAGCGAAGCTCATGCTCTTCGCCGACGTTTATCCGTGCGCGGTCTTGCGGTCCTCGATTACTGAGATCATCCATGGCTTTCTCCTTTCTTGGATGGGTGGTGGAAGTGCCACCTTTCTAGCTAAGCAGTGAAATCGAAATCGTCCACTGCGTCAGATTCGCCTACATGGGGACTCAATGGCCGTATCAGCCCCGGCCCTTCATTCCTTACGTTCCCCACCGCCCTGTCCACCTCGAACCACTCGAACTCCTCCACCGGCGTGCCCAGCGTCCTCACGATTTCCTCGGCGCGCTCGGCCCCCAGGTCCGGCTCGATCCATTCGCGTGCCAGCTCGGGCGACAGCACAACAGGCCGGCGGTCGTGGATGTCCACCATTCCCTGATCGCTTTCGGCGGTGATGATCACGAAACCGTCTCCCTCGCGCTCTTCTAACTGACCCTCACGATTGAACTGGCCCAGCGCCGCAAACCACATTGGCTCTTGGCTCTTCAGCCTGATGTAGAAGGGCTGTTTCTTCTTGGGGTCGTTGGCATCCTTCACCCACTCGTACCACCCGTCCGCCATCACCAGACAACGACCGTTGCGCCACACGTCCCGGAAGAATCGGCTGGTGGCTGCCGTCTCCACTCTGGCGTTGATCGCCGGCGGCCTTTTCCCCTTCGCCCAGAACGGCTCGTAGCCCCAAGGGATCTTGGCGAAGCGCGCGCCTTCGTCGTTCTCGAACAGCATCAGCACACGCGACCGTGGGGCGACGTTGTAGCGCCCGATCGGCTCCGGATCGAACCCGCCCATGATGTCCTTCTCATAGCGCAATGCTTCGAGATATTCGATGGCTGTCCGGTACTGGGTGAATCGTCCGCACATCTCGTTCTCCGGTCGTCGTCCCACTGCGTGTTCCGTTTGACCCCGCCATCACGCCCTTGTTTAACTGTACGTATAAACAGTATTCGGACCCTTCCACATGAACCTCCCCATCGTCGGCCAGATAGCGCCCGGCGGCGTGCCGCTGCCGGTGTATGGTTTTCGCGTGCCAGCCGGCTTCCCATCGCCGGCGCAGGATCATCTCGAGCAGACGATATCCCTCGACGCGCTGTTCGACATACGCGCGCCTCACACCTACCTGGTCTACGTCGACGGCGAGAGCCTTCGGGACATCGGCATCTTCGACGGCGACCTGCTAGTCGTGGACCGCTCCCTGCCGGCCGAGCATGGCGCCGTCGTTGTGGCTGCGCTCAATGACGAACCGATGGTGAAGATCCTTCACAAGCGCGGCACCGACATCCGGCTGCTTTCGGCGAACGACAAATACCCGCCGCGCTTCGTGCTCGAGGGCGACGAGCTGCGCATCTGGGGCGTTGTGAAATTCAGCGTGCGCAGCCATGGCTGCACGTGAACCCGTCTTCGCGCTGATCGACTGCAACTCCTTCTACTGCAGCTGCGAGCGCGTCTGGCGGCCGGACCTGCTGCGCACTCCGATCGTGGTGCTCAGCAACAACGACGGCTGCGTGATCAGTCGCACGCCGGAGGCGAAGGCCCTCGGGGTCAAGATGGGCGCCCCGTATTTCCAGATCAAGAACGACCTGCGGCGGTGGGGCGTGGTGGCGTTCAGCTCAAACTACGCGCTCTACGGCGACATCAGCCAGCGCGTGATGACGGTCATCGAGAGCCTGGTGCCGGCGCTCGAGGTGTACAGCATCGACGAGGCCTTCGCCGACCTGACCGGCATAGCCGGCGCCGAGCCGCTCGGCCGTGAGATTCGCCGGCGCGTGCTGCAGTGCACCGGCATCCCGGTCGGCGTCGGCATCGCCGGCACGAAGACCCTGGCCAAGCTCGCCAACCACGCTGCGAAGCGCTGGCAGAAGCAGACCGGGGGCGTGGTAGACATCCGCGACCCCGAGCGCCGGGACAAGCTGCTCCGCGCCCTGGACGTCGGCGAGGTGTGGGGCGTCGGCCGCAAGCTGCAGGCGCACTTCGAGGGAATGAAGATCAAGACCGCATGGGACCTGGCGCAGACCGATCCCTGGATGCTGCGGAAGAAATTCAGCGTGGTGGTCGAGAAGACGGCGCGGGAGCTGCGCGGCACGCCTTGCCTGCAACTCGACGACCCCGATCCGCCGAAGCAGGAGATCTGCTGCAGTCGGATGTTCGGCCAGCGGCTGAAGGCAATCGAGCCGATCCGCGAAGCGGTGGCCAGCTACACCGCGCGCGCCAGCGAGAAGCTCCGCGCCCAGGGTTCCCTGTGCAAGCGCCTGCGCGTGAGCGTGCGCACCGGTATGTTCAATCCGGAAGAGGCGAAATACGCGAACGGCGTGCTCTGCGAACTGCCGTACCCGACCGACGACGTGCGCATGCTCACCGCCGCGGCGCTGGCCGGCCTCGATCGCGTGTTCCGGGAGGGCTACAACTACAGCAAGGCGGAGATCTTACTGCTCGATCTGTGCCAGCGCGGCGAGTACACCGCCGACCTGTTCGCCACTACTCAGCCCGAGGCGAGCGAACGGGTCATGAGCGTGCTGGACGAGATCAATGCGAAATGGGGAAGGGGGACGCTTCGACCCGGACGGGTCACGTCGAGCCCCGAGTGGGGCATGAGGCGGGAGCTGATGAGCCAGTCGTTCACGACCAAGATGGATCAGCTGTGGAGGGTGCCGAGCCGCTGAACAGCGGAGGATTGTCGTGGTTTGCCTGGCGCAGCTGTATGAAAATACAACGCCAAGTTGTTGATTTTCATGAGGGTATAGTGCAGTTTTCAGGCACTTGATGGTGGCTAAGAAAGCCTTAAATATCAATAAGGTAGCGATGGCCCTGATGCCACCTTGACATGGTGGGGGTCGTTGGTTCGAATCCAATTGTGCCTACCAAACAAAACCCGTACTGCACGGGGCTTGGAAGGCGATCCGAAAGGGTCGCCTTTTTTGTTTGTGTGGATTTTGTCTTCGCTCGATGCTGGCCTTCGCTGTCAAAGAACCCGGCAGGTGACTCTGGCGGGATCGGTCTGCTTGGCCATCTACCTGTGATGGGTCAGTCATGAGTGCGTGGTGTCTGCCCATGACGCTGATCGTCGCTCCATCTTCAGCGTTCACGTTTTTTTCACCCGGGCCTGCTACGCTCCGCTGCCTCTTTGGGGAGTAACCTGCCTGTGCGTGATGCGCGGGCGCGCTGGTCAACATACTCGGCGGTCAGCCGTGGTCAGCGCATCCAGCCGGATTGGTGAGACCAACGACATTGCTGCGCTCAAGCTGGGCGCGCGGCGTGTCGTGGACTCATGCCCGGCTGGAGCTGCACCTTGAACACCCTCTCGCTGATTTTCCTTTCCTTCGCCATGTCCACCGACGCCTTCGCTGCGGCGGTAGGCAAGGGCTCGAGCCTGCACAAGCCATCTCTCGCCGAAGCGCTCCGTACCGGTCTGATCTTCGGTGTCATCGAGGCCATCACGCCCGTCGTCGGTTGGCTCATCGGGCAGGCTGCCAGCAGCTACGTGACCGAATGGGATCACTGGATCGCCTTCGGCCTCCTGTTGCTGCTCGGCCTGCACATGATCTACGCCGGCTTGAAACCGGAAGCTGGAGCGCCCGAGGGCAGGGCCACGCAGCATTCGTTCTGGATTCTCGCCGCGACGGCGGTCGCTACCAGCATTGATGCGCTGGCCGTAGGGGTGGGGCTGGCGTTCGTGGATGTGAACATCGCCGTCGCGGCGCTGGCGATCGGCTTGGTGACCATGACGATGGTGACGATGGGAACGCTGCTGGGTCGGGTGCTGGGCACGATGGTGGGGCGGCGCGCGGAAATTGCCGGCGGGATCGTTCTGATCCTGGTTGGCGGCACCCTTCTTTACGAGCATCTGGGTGGCGCCTGAGGCGCGCCATGCCTGTTTCCGCGACAGGACATTCCGAACTCGCGCGTAATCGATGCGTCGTAGTTGTGCATTTCGCGGTCTGCCGCGAGTTCCGAAGAGCCGTTGGAGTCACGTGTGCAGAAGAAGACCAAACCGAAACCCCTGATGATCGCGGCCACGCCGTTGCTGTGTTGTGGCGTGGCCTTCGCGGCGGTGGGGATGGGCGGCGGAGGCGACACTTTTCTGTACATGGCGCCGGCGTTTCTCGTGCCGGGTTTCCTGCTGCTGGCGTTCTCCATGCGTAGGCGGTAGTGCCGTCCTGAACGGGCCAAGGCTCCACCCAGGCGATTGATTTCGGAACGCGCAGCCGGCGGCGGCCTCAAACGGGTACAGGTCTACTCCAGGCCGGGTGAGGAGGTCGCTATGAGTACGGAATCGAACGAGGGGAAGGGGCATCAGGACCTCGGCGAGGGGTCGCTGATCAACGATCCTGGCAACGAGGACCCCGGTTCTATCATCGAGGACGCGCCGGTGCCGCTGAAAAACGATCCCGATGCAAAACCGCCGATGCAGAAGCAGGTCGAGCCGCCCTATGACCTGCCCAAAGTGCACATCGGCGGTGAAGGCCGGGAGGCGGATAGCTGATCCGGGCAATCGGCGGTCCTGGCATGCGCTCGGGAGCAAATTTCACCGGCGGGTGTCTGACGCATTGTCCTCTCTTGGTTAACTGAAGGAGTCACTTATGAAGCATTGGATGTTTGCCGCGTTCTGTGTGCTGGGCCTCGCCGGCTGTGCCAGCGATTACGTGATCAGTACCAACGACGGTCAGATGATCACCGCCCACGGCGAGCCGAAGCTGGACGAAGACAGCGGCCTCTACGAGTACGAAGACGCTGACGGCCGTACCCAGCAGATTCCGCTGACGCAAGTGAAACAGGTGATGGAGCGCTGAGTTTCCTGCAACCGAGAAGCCCCGCCGATGCGGGGCTTTTTTATGGCCTCGCTGCGGCCAGAAGCCCGTTGTCGCTGGCGTGGTCCTTGCAAAAGACCCTGAAAGCTCCGGGTATGCGCCATTTCTCTGGCGACGCCCTGTACTGCAAAAGGAACCCAGCATGAGCATCATCTCCGGCGGCGTGGCGGGCTACTACTCGGCGAATGCGTCCTCGCTGTACGGCCAGAAGACCTCGGTGGCAAGCGCACTGGAGGCCTCGACGGCGAGCCTTGCGAACACGGCCGCGTCTACGACCTCCGGGCATTCGTCGACCGTTACGCTCTCCAGTGCGGGCCAGCAATCCAATGCGCTGAGCAACTACTACGCGCAGTTCTTCCCCAGTCGAACCGGAATGACTTCGGATGCGTTGGTTCGCGGCGTCATCAGTCCGGGCTCCGTTTCCAGTTCGCAGGGCAAGACATTGGCGGACGTCGCTACCGACGCGCGCAGTCGCATGGACGCCAACTACGCGACGATGAAGGCCAGTGGCACGCCTTACGATGCAAACAGCCCGGGCAATGTCGACACCATTTCGCTGATGGGCAACCTTGATCGTCGCTCTCTGTATTCGGTCAGCGAGAACGTCGGGGGGCTGTTCTCCGAGCAGGAGCAGAAAGCCGCGAGTTCCCTGATGAAGCAGCAGCTGTCGCTGGCGATGGGTGAATTCGTCGGCCCGGCGGGCAGCCAAGCCCAGTTCGTCGATCCATACGCCGGGGACGAAACGGCGCGCAATCTCGCGGGCGCGAAATTCCTCGCTGCCGTGAGTAGCGACGAGAAGTCTTCGGCCGCCTGGAATCAGGAGAAGGCACCCATCGAAACGGCCCTTCGCACAGCCGCGCTCAAGGAGCAGGTCTCCAAACCTCTGCCGAACCTGTTCGACCTGTTGTCCGCGAGCGGGAAGGAAAACGGGAGCACGTCCGACGAAGGCGGGTTTCCCTCCTTGCAGGACATAAAGGCGACCAACAGCTCGCTGCTGGCGCGGGTTTGAGCGGGTTTAGTCGGTGTCTCACGCGCCTGCGAAACACGGTGGCAACGGCCCGCCAACCTTTGGTTGGGCAATTATCGAGCGTTTTGGCCGCTCTTAACCCTGGACATAACTGAACGGGTAACGGGCTATGGGCTATCGAGTGATAGGTGCTACGCGCGTTTGGTCTAGTGCTGTGCAGGACAGTGACGGCATCAAGGCGTTCGTCATGCTCAGAGGGCGTACCGCGGAACAGTCGGCGGCGTTTCAGGTAACCCGTACGAAGGATTTCGCCAGCCTCGTCGAGGCGGAGTGCGCGGCGGCCGCCATCATCGATCAGATTGCCGGCATCGAAGGGGGCGAGATCCACTTCTATTAGGCCTGTTATTAAGTTCTGTCGGAATTTAGATCTGTCGATTGTCGACAATGGTTGCTGACGATACAGTATCGCTGCGGCATCCAGCCGCGGGCCGTATGCGGTCAATCCAGCAGCAGGGTTTCGTAGTTGAGCAATCTGAGTTTGTCCGAGGACGACGTGCGTAAAGCATTGGGCCTCACCCCCGCCGCACCGAAGAAACAGAAAAAAGAAAAATCGCCTAATCCCTTCACCTACACCTTGGTCGAGTTGAGTGTCCGCAAGAATGGCGGGCCGCCGTTCCGCTTCGAGCACCGCTCGCGCTCGATCAGCCGGCTGACCGCTCAGTTGGAGGCCGAAAAAGCCGCCCGCGCCCAAGGGCTGGATGTCTGGGTGCTTCTGGACATCCGGCAGGAGTCGAAGTAGCCGGCGCGCCTGGCGGTCATTCGCGCCAGGCGGTGGATCGTAGTTCCGTGAAGCCCGGCCCAGGGCGGGCTCGTACGGTCATTCGATCGCTTTGGCTTGCTCTACGCCGGCGGATGTCAGCTTTACGGGCAAGTCCAGGGAATGGTCGTTCACCGCGCCGGGCAGGATGGTTCCTCCCTGAATCAACCCGCGTTCCTGCAGATCGGCCAGGCAGTCCACGACGGCCTGCTGGCCTCGATAGTTGTCCAGGACTTCCTTGCCGAGTCCTGCCGGATGAGCGTGCAGCAGCCGGGTGAGTACTTCATTCCAGAGCGCTTGTTCGATGGCCATGAGAGCCTCCATCAGTCTGTGGGTGAGTGATGCCTCATGGGTTGGGACAGCCTTTGCCGCGACGGTTTCATTGAATTCGACGTGTGGAACGCCCGGTTCCAGGGCGTTCACCGGGTGGCCGTCAGCGATCCATCAGCATTCCCTTGATGCGCGGTTTGTCCGGCTCCGCGGGTGGGCGCGGCGGTGGCGGGGGCGGCGGCCATGAACCGGGCGGTTTTCCCCAGTAGCCGGGTGGCGGCGGATAATAGTCGTGCCGGTAAGGTACGTGACGCTGATAGCCGCGATAGCTCTCGTAAATCTCACCTTGCGCTTCCGGAGCCGGTGCCGGAGCCACGATGACGATCGGCGGTTGAGCGGGAGTGGGGGGCGCTTCGGTTGCCGGCGCGGGTGCCTTTGGCTCGGCCAGTTTGACCGGATCGCCATCGCCGCTTGGTGGTGGTGGCGCGGTGAGCTCGCTGATGCTTTCCAGGTGCTGGCCGGGCGGGCAGGACGTCTGGGTGAAGTTCACGTTGCCTGCCGCGTCGATGCATTTGAGCACGGTGGTGGCCTGGCTGACGCAGGGCAGGCAGGCAAGGGCCAGCAGTATCGACATTCTCATTGAGGTCTCCCCGCGACCGCGCGGCTTTATCGGGTCGTCAGGCTGATGGTAAGGCAGGTCTGAAACGCATGCATGCAGGCGAACATTTTCGTTCCGATGAGTGCTGAATCCATGGATTTTGCTGTTTTCGGGCCTTTCGCTTGTCAGGCAGCGGCGTTTCTGAAAGCATCCGCCCTCCAAAACTTCCAGTGACTCCGGTCCGGTCTGGTTGGCCTTCGGGCTCCAGCCACTGTGAGGCGGGTACACCGCCGGATCGCTTACTGGCTCATCCCAACCCACGTGGCCTTTGGTAGGGGTCACCACTAGGAGAGGAGGCGCCATGCCCATCATCACTCTTCCCGACGGTAGTCAGCGTTCGTTCGATCATCCGGTATCCGTTGCCGAGGTGGCTCAATCCATTGGGGCTGGCCTGGCCAAGGCCACCGTGGCGGGCAAGGTGGACGACCGTCTCGTCGACGCCAGCGATGTCATCGAACATGACGCGCGCCTGCAGATCATCACCCCGAAGGATCAGGAGGGCGTCGAGATCATCCGCCACTCCTGCGCGCACCTGATCGGTCACGCGGTCAAGCAACTCTATCCAACCGCCAAGATGGTGATCGGACCGGTCATCGAAGACGGCTTCTATTACGACATCGCCTACGAGCGTCCCTTCACGCCCGATGACATGGTGGCGATCGAGCAGCGCATGCATCAGCTGATCGAGAAGGACTACGACGTCATCAAGAAGATGACGCCGCGTGCCGAGGTCATCGAAGTGTTCGAGTCCCGTGGCGAGGACTACAAGCTGCGCCTGGTCGAGGACATGCCGAACGAGAAGGCGATGGGGCTCTACTACCACGAAGAATACGTGGACATGTGCCGCGGCCCGCACGTGCCCAATACCCGCTTCCTCAAGGCGTTCAAGCTGACCAAGCTGTCGGGCGCCTACTGGCGCGGCGATGCGAAGAACGAGCAACTGCAGCGTATCTATGGCACCGCCTGGGCGGACAAGAAGCAGCTCGCCGCCTACATCCAGCGTATCGAAGAGGCCGAAAAGCGCGATCACCGCAAGATCGGCAAGCGCCTTGACCTCTTCCATACCCAGGAAGAAGCGCCGGGAATGGTCTTCTGGCATCCCAACGGCTGGAGCATCTATCAGGTGCTCGAGCAGTACATGCGCGTCCTGCAGCGCGAGAATGGCTATCTGGAAGTGCGTACGCCGCAGATCGTCGATCGCGTGTTGTGGGAGAAGTCCGGCCATTGGGGCAACTACGCCGACAACATGTTCACCACCGAGTCGGAAAGTCGCGACTACGCGATCAAGCCGATGAACTGCCCGTGCCACGTGCAGATCTTCAACCAGGGCCTGAAGAGCTACCGCGAACTGCCCTTGCGCCTGGCCGAGTTCGGCTCCTGCCATCGCAACGAGGCCTCCGGTGCACTGCACGGCATCATGCGCGTGCGCGGCTTCACCCAGGACGATGCGCACATCTTCTGCACCGAAGAGCAGGTGAGTCTGGAGGCGGCCAACTTCATCAAGCTGACCCTGCAGGTCTATGCCGATTTCGGTTTCACCGACGTGATCATGAAACTCTCCACCCGGCCGGTAAAACGCGTCGGTTCCGACGAAATGTGGGACCGCGCCGAGAAGGCCCTGGCGGACGCACTGGATGCCTCCGGCCTATCCTGGGAGTACCAGCCGGGAGAGGGCGCGTTCTACGGTCCGAAGATCGAGTTCACGCTCAAGGACTGTCTGGGGCGGAACTGGCAGTGCGGTACCCTGCAGTACGATCCGAACCTTCCAGAGCGTCTGGATGCCAGCTACATCAGCGAGGACAACAGCCGTCAGCGCCCGGTGATGTTGCACCGCGCCATCCTGGGCTCGTTCGAGCGTTTCATCGGAATCCTGATCGAGCATTACGAAGGCGCTTTCCCGGCCTGGCTGGCGCCGACCCAGGCGGTGATCATGAACATCACCGACAAACAGGCCGATTTTGCCTCGGAAGTCGAGAAATCTCTGGCTCAAAGCGGGTTTCGTGCCAAGTCCGACTTGAGAAACGAGAAGATCGGCTTTAAAATCCGCGAGCATACTTTGCTCAAGGTTCCCTATCTCTTGGTTATTGGAGACCGGGAAGTTGAGACACGATCCGTTGCTGTGCGCACCCGCGAAGGCGTCGACCTGGGCTCCATGCCCCTCGAGCAGTTTCGTGAGTTGCTTGCGCAAGCGGTTTCCCGGCGTGGTCGCCAAGAATCGGAGTAA